AACTTGATACGATGCTTCGCGGAGAGCTTTCTCTGTATTTTCGAGAATTTGAGCGGTTACAGCACGCTTGTGCGTATCCTTGATCGGGTCAAGATCAGGATGCTCAAGTACTGGTTTCCACTTGTTTTGAATTTCTTCATTTAAATACATTTGAGTTTCCCCTTCCTATTAAAAATTGGGTTATTTTTATTTATAAAAATTATTTCTTAATGGTGCGCGAAATTGCCTGAACGTAGCTAGAAACAGGACCAGATAATTTTGGCTTGTCTGCTTGAGGCTCTTCTGCTAACTCAACTTCCGACTCACTAATTGTTTGAGTAGCTACTGCAGCTGTATCTTTGAAGTAGTTTTCTTTAACAATTTGAAGTTTTTTAGCATATGTGTCCTCATCAACAAAATCAACTCCTTCAGCTAACGAAGAGAACTTTTCTTTTTGCGAAACTGTCAGACCTTCAGCAACCTTACCAAAGATAGACTGTTTAGCATAATCTTTAACTGACTTATTAAGCTCAATGTTGGAATTGATAGACTCATTAAGTTTAGCTTCTAACTCTTCAACCTTAGAGGCAAGCTCTTCTAATACGTCCAGCTTCTCTTCAGGAATTTCAATATAGTTCTCAGCGAACAGATCTCTCATACCGCTGATAAATTCTTCTGTGATTTCAGTGCGCAGAGAAGACTCAATAGCAATCTCATTCTCTTGCATCCACTGCTCAACAACGTAATTAAGATAGTTGTCGATCTGCTCAGAAAGCTTAGAAGTAACTTCAGCAACTTGCTCTTCAAGCTTTTTAGCCGACTCTTCTTCTAACTCTGATTTAATGCTTTCAACTTTAGCGTTAACAGCTGCTTCGAAAATTGTTACGGCTTTCTCTTTAAACTCTTCAGAAAGCTCTTCTCCTTCGAATGCTACTTCGATTGTAAAGTTCTGATCTTCTTTCATTGCAACAGAAGCTTTGTTAGAAGCGGAACTATCAGCTGTAGGCTTGGTATTGTTTTCAGCGCTTGTTTCTTCCTGACCAACATTAGCTACATCTTCAACTTTTTTCATACCTTCTTTGTTCTGGCCGGCGCCTGGAATGGTGGCATTTTTGGCAACGGGATCAGCAACAGTAACGTCGCCATTCTCGCCTCCTTTATTAACCACCTTTTCGTATAATTCTTTTTCTTTCATTTTTTACTCCTTGATGGATTTATAATACTTATTTATAAAACTATTTCCTAGACAACTCTTTGAAGAAGTTCTCAAAAACTCTTACTTTAGTTGCTTCTAAGTTTTTAGAGGAAGCTTTGACAATCTCAGCTTTCATTTCTTCAATTGTTTGTGCTTTTAGAACTCCATTGTCCCACACCCATTCTACACCCTCCATAATACCGCGTACAAAAGCATCAGGAGCAGAAGGATCAGCAACAATGTCAGCAGCTGTAGCTAGGTAAAAATCATCCTGTACTTCCATTACACCTTTATTATTTTCTTTAAGACTTCCCATACCTCTCGAAGAAACGCCAAGCTGGGCTCCTTCGTGCATTAAATTCTTTACAATATTACCATAAGGAGTATCCATAATCTTAGCACGACCAACATAATTGGTACCTTCACGTCTAAGATCTTTTATCATGTGCGATACACGCTCGAGGTTAATAGTAGGACCTTGTGGATGTCCTAACTCACCATAAGCACGGTTTTTATCAATATATTCTTCATTGTAGCGCTTAACTTCTTTATCAAGTATTTCCATTGGATATACTCGACCGTTTCTGTTCTTTAAATTGCCCTGAAGAAAGACACCTTCGATAAAAAAGTCTTTTTTACCCGATTCTTTTTCTTCGACAAGTACGTTAACCTGTTCTACTAATTCGGAAATGAGTTTCATTTTTGTCCTTAATAGTATCCAACTGATACTGCTAGTACTCCGGATGCAACGTTTGATTGCACGGTGTCTGTAGGCTGTTTGATTAAGAAAATATCTCCGAAACCTGAGGAGTTTGATCCAAGAGTAAAGGTAGATATTGTTGTGCCGTTGGCGTACTTTTGAGTGATAAGAGCAGAGCCAGCTGTATTATTTACAATACGAACTAAGGTAGCTATCGAAACGTCATTAGCTGATGTTCCTAAGGTTATTTCTTGAGCAAGAACTTTTACTGGATCAGCCATTACTCACCTTCGCTCTCTTTAATGAATTCCAAAATTTCTTTCTCTAACCCTTTGTCGAGCATCTCTAACATGAACTGTTTATTTTCTTCGTCTAGAGATGCGAACAGTTCTAAGAATTGAACGTCATACTCTTCCTGTGTAACTTCTTCTTTGGCAAGCTTAGTAGCAGTTGCGTACATTACCGACTTAGCGTCTTTGCCGTAGCGGGATTTAAAATCTTTAAGTCCTTTTTTCATTCCCTTAACGATATCTTCGCGCTTTTTCATTTCACCCTTTGAAAGTTCACGCTCATTAATTTCTTTCTCTTCGTGAACAGCTGCATCCTCGCCTGGCTCGTATCCGTGACGCTCTTTCTTACGATCGACTTTATTTACCCCAGTGCCACTGAAGACTTCGTCTCCATTGCCGTTAGCATCATCAGTCTTTTGAATAATATGCTTATCCATAAACTGCTGCTCGTCTCCACCTTTGGGACGGTAAGCTGTAGTACCGGTAGTACCTTGAGCTTGCTTAATTATTTTCTGTAGCTGGCTCAGTGTTTTCATCGTTAGAAACCTCTGCGTTGTTTTCTTGTTCTACTTCTGTTTCTTGTTGAGAAGCAAACATTGAAGATGCTATCTCTCTCTTTCTTGCCTCTAATGCAGCAAGCACTCTTGGACCTATAACTCCATCAAATGCTGCCTGGACTTTAGTAGGCTCGTTTTCTACAGCACCATCAATTATGTCTTGAATTGAGTATTCCATTATTGTCTCCAAATATTTATTTATTGCGGTCTTTCATTATCTATCTGTGTATTTTCACCTTGACTGCCATCTGCTGACGCTGGAGGCTGTTCCTGGGCTGGTGCTTCTGGAGGCGCAAACCTAGGATCGTCTAATTCTGCTTCCATTTGCTCATCCATCTCTTCGATTTCTTCTTCTGTTTGACGGAGAACATTTTTTCTTATCCATGCATGTGAGACGTATTTGCCAGCAAAGTCGTCAATATCTCTTAGTATTGATACGCGCTCTCTAATAGCTTCGATTTCTTTAAGTTCGGCGAAGTAGTTATCTTTAGCAAAATCAAATTTTATGTCTTGAGAGATGGCCTGCCACTCTTCTAGAGTCATAATTTTTTTAAGAACTACTTGTTTTTCTAGGCTCTTAATAAACAAAGAAGAGAACTTACTTCTTAATCGATTAACAAACTTAGAGAACTTTACCTCGTCTCTAGTAATCTCTGTAGATCTTCCAACATTAAATGTCTGCTCGGCTTCTAATCTTGAGCCGGGCACATTTAATGCGCGATACAATTTCTTCTGAAAGTAGTTAACATCGGTCATCTCACCGAGGTTCTGACCGCCTGGTAGGGTAGTAATCTCCGTACCTTTATTACCTTCACGTCTTGGTAGCCAGTAATCTTCAAGCATGGTCATAAACTTACGATCGTCTCTTATTTCACCTGTCTGCGAGTCGTAAACAACTCTGTTCTTATGACGAATCATCATGTCGCGTAAGTACTGCTCTGCTTTCATTTTAGGCAAATTGCCTACATCAATATAAAATATTCTACGCTCTGGCGCTCTTGATATTCTATAAATTACTGTTGCGTCTTCTAGAGTTCTAAGTTGGTTTAGTACCTTAATTGCTTTATGAAGATGTGATAAAACAATAGTATTGTTTGTATCCATTAACCCGGATGTTACATGTATGATGCTATCTTTAGCAATTCTTACACCACCCGTTACACCCTGATTGCCGATGTTGCTATTGCCGGCATTGTAGTAGCCTTTCTCACTATAAAGAAAGTATTCATTTGCTTTCTCTGTAAGAGTAGCACCTGTAATACGATCTCTTTTCTTCTTTACTTCTTTGACTTTACGAATTTTACGTGGGTCAACGTATCTTAATTCTTTAAGTCCAGCTTCTGGCTTTTTATCATCAATAATTGCATGGTAGTACAAGCGACCGTCAACATAGTAACGTCTAAAAATATCGTATGCTTGATTATCGAAGTTAAGAAGTTTTTTAATTGCATCAAATTCTTCAGCAATTAATTTCTTAATGTTTGATGATGCATTAGTTCTATCTAGATTTATAGAGACAGTTTCTACTTCGGGCTCGCTTACAATTGCTTCATTAACGATATCATCGACAGCCTGATCTACTTCAGGCTGATTAGTCATGTCTCTATACTTTGTAACTAACTCAGCTTCTGTCTTTGCTGATCCTTCAAGATCAACGTATGTTCCATACACACCTCCAGCCGCAACTATTACTGCACCATCATCTTCCTGTGGTGGTGCGAACGATTGCGGCTCGGAATCTTGCTCTTGGCGTTTTATTTCAAAACCAAATAATCTCATTTAAACCTCAATAGGAAAAGCGGGCCTCGAGGGCCCGCTATCATTAATATTAAGCGCCACCGGCGTTGCCAGTTACTCCACCAGTAACCTCCCACCAGTCATACTGGAAGGTAACTGTAAACTCTTCAATAGTATCGGTTGCATTCCAGTCTAAATCAATGGTTGACACCACTTGTGGGAATATACCGTTGAAGGTGTAGGTTCTAATTGGCACGCCTGTTTTTGAATACTGAACGACCTGAGCGTTTGCTTTGTAAAGCGAGGGTGACGCAGCACCGAATGTGCGCAGGTTTCCTCTAAGAGAGTTGATCTGATTAGACCATTGCTCCATTGCGTTACGGATCAGGAAATCTTCGTCGTTAATAACGGTGACTGTCCAGTCGGCAAACGTTCTGTCTCCAGCTAGTTTTATTTTACGACCAAAGTAAGGTACCTCTATAACACCCAGATCGGAAGAAGGAATCTGAGCTGTTCTAACTAAAAAAGGAACCTTAATATCTGCAACACTGTTTGCTGGGTTTTGAATCGTTACTTGGAAGAGCGTATTACGCGCTCCTCCGAGTGTTAACTGACTTCTAATTTCGTTTACATTGAAAGCCATTTAAATTTCTCCTTGTCTGTTGTTATTTATTAAAACTGTCCAACAATCTCGGAGAACTCAACACCAGTTCTTACTGCAACAAAGTTCAGCTGGATATAGTTAATTGAGCGCGCTGGCTTAATGTAAATATCGCCAACAAACTCATTACGATCAATAACTTCTGGTGTATTGTTTGTCTCGTCGCAAACTACCTTAAAGTCATAAATTCCTCTGCGACCCTGAACATCTCTCAGGAAAGGCTCAACTAAGTTTTTAAACTGTGCACGAGTAAACTCGTCGTTAAATTCAAACAGTGTAAATTTAGCTGCAGTAGCAATTGCCTTTTCAAGAACGATAAACAGTCTGCGTACGTTAATTCTATCGAATGCAGACGGTTTGTTAAGTAGTGTCTTGTCGCCAAACAGCAGTGTACCTTGACCTGGGAATGTTACGACAGGGTTAACTCCGTTCTTATAGAGAAGATCTCTATCAGCCTTGCCTGGATTAAAGGCCAGCTTAACAGAATTTTTAATAATACCTCTGTTAAATCCAGCTGGAGAGAACCAAGGATCTCTTGTATCATCTGTTCTCACACATAAGCCTGCCACATCACCGTTTAATGGAATGTATCTGTAGACATCATTGTATTTGTCGTACTGGTATTTGTAACCTGAATCAAGAACAGCGTACGATGTAGATGATAGGCTGTTTCGGAATGTTACTGTATCCTGTGATTCTTGCTTGGCGGAATTTAGAACTGAATCGGATTTATCAGGCGATAAGAATGCTACGCAATCTTTTCTGCCTTCAGCGATATTGTCGATGATGTATTGTCCAAGCTGAGTACCGTTGGTGCCTCCTCTTGCTTTACCTTGAAGCACTAAGGAAATATCAACATCTTCAGCAGATTTAAACTTATCATACCCAGCTTGCAGGATATTCATTTCTACGTTTGTCTCATCAAGACCGTCTGAACCACCCGTGAAGGAAAGGTAAAGTGGTTTTGTGTTTGCAAGTGACGTTAAGTTAACTGCAGTGTTCGACGCTCCAGAAACTCTATCGTTTGCGAAATAAACGTATTTTGAATTCTGATTAATAACATTTTTAACGTAGTTAGTAGCACCATCTTCTAACTTAGCATCAGTAGCTCTCGAAAGACCTTGGTATACTTCTAGAACTGTTCCAGGAACACCAGAAATAATTCCGTCTTGATCAGAAACAACTACATGCACTTCGTCAACTGCGGTTGTGTTACCAAAGTTTTTCTGATATGTTGAAACGCCCGGAGCAGCATCAACACTGAATGCATGTTCCCAGTAGCGCTTTAAGTATCCACTTGCAACCGTAGCGTTGTTAGAGACAGCTAAGTTACCAAACGATGTTAGTGTATATGTTGACTCTGTATTAACAGTAAATGCTGCGTGGGTGGAGTTTGTTGAAATACCACTTATAGCAGTTACTTTAAGGTACTGAGTTCCGATTGTGCTGTTACCTATTTCTAGTAGATCGCCAATTGAGAGCGAGTTAGCTAATGTAGTAGCTCTTGTATTAGCTTCTGCAACCGTACCAGAGGACGAGTTAGCAATTCTAACTGTAATTGTATTAGCACCAGTAGTTGCAACTATACCTGTCAGCTGGCCGTTAGAAGATAAGTTTGCATCTCCACCAGTAATGAGGGTATTGGAAAAGTAGCCGCTAGTAGTATCACAAACAGACACTTTAAGTGAATTACCAATGAGACCTGGATATCTTGCAACATACTTTGCGGTAAACTCACTTGTTAAACCTGTAATAACAGACGATTCCTCAATTGCGTCATCGTTTTTAACAATAAGGTTGGTTGCAGTACCGATAGCACCGACAGCACCGTATGCTGTTAGTACTCCGTTAGCACCGGAAGCATCAGTTGTATTGGCTGTTCTTACGACATAGAGTTTGTTGCCGTAGGATAAGAAATTGGCGGCTGTGAAAAATGTTTCTGCGTTATGATTTGTTGGTTTTCCAAAGCGTGCGGCTAGGCTTGCTTCAGAATCAACGAGAACACGAGTGTCCACTGGGCCCCAGCGAAAGACGCCAGCAATAGCGCCCTCGGTAGTAGAGACTGCAGGGACTACCGTGGTCAAGTCGATCTCAGAAACATTTACTCCTGGACTTACTTGAAATGGCATTTTGATCTCCCTCAAAAGGTTTTATTTAGCACAAAGCTTATTGTTATTTATAAATCTAGAGTACTTAATTTCTCATCCATTGTTCGAATGACATGTTCTCTAGATCCACTATTTTTTCTTCTTGAACGATGAATTCGTCGCGGCCGTCTTCTTTTATACCGAAAGGCAGTAAATTATCCTCTAGTCTCTTCTCATTCTCCATAGAAAGACGTTTACGGAAATCAAGGCTTGTAAGCTCCTTGAAATAACTATGATCCGACATCCAGCTGAATAATACACAACACATTACTAAATCATCGTTGCCTTCCTCAGCTTCATAAGATGTACCCTTATGTATGAATCTAAACATTTCCTGAATAGTTTCATAGTCATGTATGATAAGTTTATCGTTCTCAATTAGTGATTTAAAGTTGCTGCAGCCTAGTTTTTTAACTGATGTAGTTGTTCTAACACCGGCATGAGAAGAGGTTCCAAATCCAGCAGATATCTTTATACCTGTTATGTTTGTTCCAGACGTGAAAAGCATATTATCATATTCTAGATCCTGATAAAGTATATCAGCTACTTGTTGGCCAACATCATTAGTTTCTACTAGTACGAAAGCATTGTTGTAATGTCTAGCAAGTTGAATTATGACGTTAGGGTATAGAACGGGATCTATTAAATTATCTCTAAATGACGCTACATCTTTGTATGGTAACTCAGTTGCATCAAAAACTTTAAATGCTGAATAGTCTCCTTCTTTACCACGAGCTGTATCGACCGCTATAAAATATACATGACCTTCCTCAGGCTCAAAATATACTTTTAAATTTTTATCTGATTTTATAGGATTAGAATATGTTAGCATTCTAAGCTTTGTTCCAGATATTAACGTAGAGGATGATCCTAAAAACTCACACTCAAACTCTTCTCTAAATTGCTCTTCGGAAGTATTGCGTATTGTTTCTTGTTTCCACTTTTCGTCTCTACCTGGAACTTGACTCCAGTGAACGTCAATTCTCTTATAGTCGTTTCTTCCGTCTTCACTATCTTTCCAGATTTTATAGAAGAGGTTTAAACCTTTAGGTGTAGATGTTATTAATACTTTGGTGGTTTTACCAGAAGAAATTGTTGGGTAAACGGAAGCAAAAAAGTCTTCCTGAATGTGATTTGGTACAAACGCAAACTCATCAAGATAAACTAGGTTTTGAGATGTACCTCGAATAGCACTGGAAGCTGTAGAACTGGCTGTAATTCTAGATCCGTTTTCTAATTCAACAGACCCCTCGTTCCATTTAATTATACCTTGTTGAAGCCACTTTGGTAGTGCTTCGTAAGCCATTTGTATCCTACCAAGTATCTCTCTGGCTTGTTCTGCTTTATGGGCAAGTATAGCGACTGAGTAATTTTCATTAAACAGAACACTATGTAGTATGTAAGCGGCAATTGTTGTGGTTTTGCCCACCTGTCTAGGCATCTTACATATTACAAAACGTTCAGCAGCTGCTGTTCTTACAATATCAGCCTGATAATCGTAAAGCTTTAAAGGAATAAAACCTAAGTCAACGTTAACAATCTTTACATATGTTTCAACAAAATATACTGGGTCTCTTGAACATTTTAAGAACTCATTTACAAGCTCTTTTGTCCATTCTACCTGTACATCGTTGCGTTTTAGATTTTTATTACCAAGATAAATGTCACTCTTTTGCGCCATTATTTTTTATTAGTTTCTGTAATTCAGCTGTGCTACCAACAAATAGATTATTATTAATTGTAGTGGGAGATTTTTCACCTTCAAGCTCTTTTCTCCTTTTAGAAAGTTCTAAAAGGTCTTTATTTGCTGCAGCAAGAGAGTTTATTATTGTAGCAGCAACTTCAAAGCTGCGCGGATGCTGTGACATACCTGCTACGTCAAGTATACCGTCAAGAGCTTCGTTGCCCTTTTCAATAATATTAATTAAATTACCTCTGGCGTATTCAAAGTCGGTCTTGACGTTTATTTCTTCTTGAGGTGTTTTTTCAACCTCAAATGTTTGTATTGGAGCTAGATCAAGTGCCTGATCTATAGCTTCACTCTTCTTTAATTGAGTCATAATTAATTACATATCCATAGTTGCTGTTAGCAGTTATCTGTGATCTATTTATGGTGTCATTAGCACTATTTGTTGGACTGCCATTTGCAAGTTGTCCCGGATATATTGTTACATTATCATGATCTGAGTTAGCATTAAATGAGGGGAAGAAATTTGTATTTGCAAGAGTAATAATCTCAGATTTTCTAATAGGTCCAAAAATATACCCCTTCATTGTAAAATCAAGAGTCCATACTAACGCTCTTCTTTCAGCGTAGCTACCCTCGTAAATATCCTCAGAGGTTACATTTATTAAAGTAGTTGGTATATCTAATTTTATATCTAATTCTGGTATTAAATTAACAGTTGCAGTCCACTCCGGAGTAAAAAAAGGAAGAATCTGTTCAAGAATTCTAGTACCGTCCTCAGTATTTTTTACCGCGATGTAGAGTGAAAAATTAAGATCGTATGGTACAGGGTTATATGCGTACTTAAGCTGATTGTTATCTAAGCTATCTTGTTTAATAAATCCTTTTTTAACGGTAGATAGTTTTCTTGTTGGTGCGTAATTGAGGGATGTAAGTTCAAAACTTATTCTTGGCAATATTACAGAAAATGGCTTTTTTAGATCTGGATCTTGAACGTTGCGAGTAATAAGTTTATCTTTAGGTGCATAAGTTATAGGGATCTTTATAGAAGAGATGTGATCACCGTCGGCGTCATCTCTATTAATATAGAGATCGTTAAATAATGTACCAAAAAGAATTACATATTTTCTAAGATGTCCGTGATAAAAGGTTTGACCAAACATTATACTGCTCCAGTACTAAAAGGATCAATCTCAGAAAAGTCTACAAATGCATCAGATTCAGTTTGTATTTCATCATTATCTGCAATAGGATCAACAGTATTGAGTTCCCATTCAATAGAGAGTTTATAGCCGTCTTCATCAGTAAGCGAGTAGTAATTCTTATCTTCAGTATAGAGAGCGTAGGATGATGTAATAAAGCTGTATCTTGCCATGAGATCATCAACTTCGTACAGCCCTGTCTGAAGCAGCTCTCCACTGTATTCAAATAATTCACACTGCAGGTCGTATGTTTGTATCGATCCTAATTGATAAAAAATAGCTTCATGCTCAACAAATTTAACTTGATAAAGCTTTTGATTAATAGGAAAATAAATTAAATCGCCTTCTTGTGGTCTTGTCGTAGCTTCAACTGTAGCAATTTCTGTATCGTATACTTTTTTCGCTATAGTAAATGTAATTTTATCTCTTATTTCAAGATTAAATTTACTTAAAAACTCGCCTTCTCCTTCAAATCCTTCTACATTCTTAATATAGAGCTCAACATTATAAAAGGATTTATATTCAGAAGATGGATCCTCACCATATATTTCATCTTTTGCTTTAATAATCCTGGGCATGTAGTACATGTCCTGCCCGTACATTCTAATAGACTCAACAACAAGATCTTCTATAAGAAGCTGTTCTTGACTATTAGTATAGTTATTAAAGAAGAAATTAGTTGTCATTTAAATTAAAAAGAAACGCTGGTGTTAACTAATGTAACATTAGCAATAGTAATAGATACATTTTGCCACGCCGGCCATGCAGGGTTTGTGTCAACATAGTATCCCCAGTTGCTGCTATTCCAGCTAGAGAATGTTAAGTTATTAGATACTGCATTAATAGTAGGAGTATCAGAAATTAATGTGTACGAAGTGCCCTGTATGGTTGCGGTTGCATTACTTGTAGAGTTAGTGGAAACACTATAGAATACATCTTTTGTTTTGCTATCATTGTTTGTTTCAGTTGTACCCCATCCTATTAAAGTATTTCCCACTCTAATACCAAGCTCACCTGCTAAACCAAGTTGTACAGCTGAGTTGCTATAGACTTGAAATTTATTAACTATATTTCCGTCATAGTCAAAGATAACGGAGAAAGTAGAATATATAGTCGCCGAATTAGAGGTAGCATTTACAACCTGAGCTCGACAAGATACTATTACAGTGTTTGTAGTAGTATCAATATTAATTTTTGTCTGACCTGACCCACTGTTATCGCTACCGGCCCACCCGTACTGGCCGACAACAACGTTAGCACCCCAATATTTTGTCCATTGAGGTACACCAGAAGAATTAAATTTAGTTACGTAGGGGGTTTGATCACCACTAAATTTTATAGGGTTGTAAGCTCTAGTTCCGGTAATATAAACGTTTTCGTTTTGATCAACAACTACACCGTGTATACCTCCTCCTACAGCATTAGATCCAGCAGCGAAGGTGTTAGGGGATAAGTGCCAGGTGAGCCCTCCTACTGCTAGCGTTGTAGGTCCTTTAAATATAACACCGTCATAATTATTTGCAGCAGCAGAGCCTGCAATATAGATAAAGTTATTAGTTGCCTGTATATCTTTAAGTTCAACGCTGGAATATCCCCCATTAATAGTTCTTATGTCTCTACCGACTACTAGAGCTCTCTACCGACTACTAGAGCTCCGTCGCTTGCGTTTATTTTACCTATCCAGGGGACATTTCCTATTCCTGTGTACGAACCATAAGCCATTATGTATACATATCCTCCAGCATACGCAACACCGCCAGCCGTGCCTTGTACTGCTAAAGATGATCCGCTACTAGCAAATTGTTTTTGCCATACTATTGCTCCTGTACTGTCGAGCGTTAATAGAACAGCAGAAGAGGACGAGCCACCGTAGTGACTTATATACCACACATAAGAGTTTCCATCCGGATCAGCAGCAACTCTTTTACCGATTGGACCTCCAAAAGTAGATGCGTTTGTAATTCTTTTAGCCCACGCTATTACTCCGGTGCTGCTCATCTTAAATATGTAAGGAGTAAGAGTGTTGGCAGTATCATCAAAAAGAGATGTACAAACAATAATATTATTAGAGCTATCTTTTCCGTATGCTGTATAATAACCAGTATTATCGTATGTTGTATTAGAGTAATTACTTGGAGCAACTGACATTAAGAAGTTGCTAATAGCTGTAATAACAAAGTATAAAGTTTGATCAGCAAAACGATTTGTATCAGCAGCAGTTGCTCTTATTACAACAGCAGCATTAGCTTGAGCTGTGTTAGGGGTACCTGTAATGCTGGATCCAGATATTGCTAAGTTAGCAGGCAGTGTACCGGATTGTACGGAGTAGGTTATTGATTTGCCTGCTGCACTGTTTGCTTCAAGCGTTATTGTATTAGCTGCTCCAGTGCTTAAAGAATATGCTGATCCATTTGCTGGAGATGCCCAGGTTACAGCGTCTTTAGTATAAGTTACACTAAATGTTCTAGGGGTTTCTTGATTCTGTGCATCTATTGCATCTACGTAGAACGTGTATGTCGTAGTAGGATCAGAAGCAGGAATAGTCCCTGATAGCACACCATTTGCCGCTAATGTGAGGCCTGATGGTAGAGTATTACCAGCTGATACTGCAAACGTTACGTTGCCGTCACCGGTAGCTTGCAAAGTAACTGAGAAAGAATTCGTTTCATACGGAGAGCCGAGAGTCCCAGCTGAGGTAGTCCAGCTAGGTGTACCTGAATATAAAAGACCTGGAACGGCTATAGCAGTACCTCCGTCGGCATTGACCACATATAACGAAACAACTCCTGGAGAACCTGCCGGTGTAGTAAATGAAAGAGCTGTAGCGTTTATGTAACCGACAACCCCTGCTTGATTACCATTAAGATAAATTGTACTGCTAGCTGAAAAATTATCTCCACGAACAATAACTGTCTGACCTCCTGCAGGATCGGCAGCTGTATCATCTCCCGGGTAATCAATAGATGTTATTTTAGGAGGTAACCCTGCAGCGGCTACTATGGCTGTGGTGACTTCTGCTGCAAGACTTTCTGTTCTAATTTGCGTTAAAGACATTTCTATTCCTTATCCTATCATATCGTAAACTGGTAAGCTATAATTATTAATCATTGATTCTTCTAATTTATCAATTGTAGCTTTAGCATCATCTAAAATCTTTTCACCATTAAACTGTACCCCACCGGGCAATTGCATCCCTGTAAATTTAGTAAGATTAGTACCCCACTGATATTTAATTTTAGCTGTTGCATATTCTTGAAGCCATCTATCACCCCATGCATCCGTAAAGATGTCTGGGTTTACAACCTCATAAGCTTCTACTAGTAGATGATCACCAACTTTCATTTTAGACCAGTCCATATCAATGTAAAGTCTATTTCTATGTCTGTTATATCTAATGGGTTGTTGGCCTACTAAAATTTCCTGGATAAGCGCAAGATGCTGCATTACCATGTAATAAGGAACCATTGATACAGAAGTTAGTGTGTACAGATCATTTAATGCAATCTGATATCTGATACTAAACATGTCGTTAGTACCGACGGTTGGATCTCCTATTGGAAATACTCTAACTGCACCGATAATATTATCAGGTAATATAATTGCACCATCACCCACAGTAATTGATAAGTTGGCCCCGCTTCCGGTATTACTGGAAAACACAGCAGCCGAGCTTGTTGTGTAGCCGGTGCCGTATGAGGTAAAATTTAATGATTTTATTGTACCGTTTGAAAAAGTAGATACGTTTGCTGATGCCCCTGAGCCGCCGGTAAATGTGACGGTCTGGGAGTTTGAATATCCGGAACCTCCGCTATTAATTAGAATATTATTAATAGCATTGCTGGATTCACTGCCGTTAATTCTGTATTTGTAGTATACTTTTTCTGAACCATCAAAATGATAATCCCAGAAATATTTGAGAGCTTCATCTATTCTGTCATCAACTTGATCATCATCAACGTTAATTTCAATGACTGGTTTGCCTAATTTTCTAAGGCAATACTCTTTGAATTCTGCGCGAGAGGAAGGAACGGCCATATTAACTCCTATAGTTAGAAGTATTTATACGGCTTAATTATTAAAAACTGAGCATTACCGTGTTTGAAGATGCATTAGTAATTTTAGCAGCTCTATAGTATCCTCCGGATGTATCACCACTATAATGTACTGTGTTTGCTAGCAGATCATATGTATTATTTGCTGTAGTGTTGCTAAGCATATTATTTGATGCAGAGGAAATAAAGCCAATTCCAGAGCAAGCGTCACTGAAAGAATAAGCATTTCCGCTTGTGTAAAGTGTTAATGAACTCTGTCCATATACAATCTTATTATTGCCGTATATACCTGGTATCTGATATTGTATATCAGCGCTACTTGTTGCGTTTGAATATCCGTTAGATGGAACTACTAAGCTAATAATTTTTGGTGCTCTGCCATCAGCAGTGTTAGCTTCTTCAACTGTGCCCGTAATGTATAATTTGTCTTCTTTTAAATCTATACCAGCTAAAACGAAAGATGTAAAAGAGCTGTTTTGAGAAAGTACCTTTTGATAGTCTATAGCACCGTTTGATGCATGTAGTCTAAAAATATAACCTCTAGCATCATTTCCAAGTCCTCCGGTACCAGTCTCTGTTGCAGCTACGTAGATGTAGTTATCCTTGTACTTTACTGTGTTTGGTATCCATCTCCGGCTAGCGGCAGTATTAGCAAAAGCAGAGTTCCAGGTATATGTCCCGCCGTTATTTAAATTACTATTTGCCCAGGTAGTAATATTTAAATATTGTCCGTTGGTTGAAAATCCTATCGCAGAAACAGCACCATTAGTATTAACATCTCCGTTTACAAAGACTGAAGGGTAAACAGAAGAACTGTATCTTCTAGAAACATATCCTGTGTATGAATCAATATTGGTAGTATTAGATACAGCTATGGCAGCAAAGCCGTAATTATCACCTGTTATAAGAATGTTATTTGTGTTAGGTACAAGTTTAATGTTGATAGGTATATGTGCGCCAATACCGACATCAGCAATAACACTACCTGAAGTAGAATTAATAGTAAGTAGGTGAGGGTCAAAATATCCAGAATTAGCAACTGAATAATAAGAGCCTTTATATGGTACGTTTCTATACATTAAAACATAAAGATCACCATCTTTATTAAACTCAATACAAGCAGCAACGGGGTAAGAATTACTGTAATTGTTTCTTAATCTGTTAATCCATTGACGCTGTCCGGATGAGTTGTATTTTGTTATGAATAAAGAGCTGTTAGCTCCAACGTCTGTATGCGTGTTGAAAGCAAAATAAACATTATCCTGAGAATCAACTGCAGATGCTTTAGCAGTAAGGTAGGTATCCGCAATAACTGAAGATAGAAATTGTGGGGTATATCCTATACCATAGAATGAGGTTTGTCTACCCATTCCATCGTCATCATTTATTATATTAGAAACTGACCAATTAACATTACCTTGTTTATTATGTGCTACTATTGTTGCAAATGTAGCTAAAGGGCCAAACGTGCAACTAGAAGAAACTAAGGATGTACTTATTACTAAATTATTTCCGGCTTGAATACCGGAGCTATGTGCCATACCGTAAGTATCAGATCCAACATTAAGAGTATTCCCGGCATATGTACCAGCAAAGGTAATCGGTAAAAGAATAGTAACACTGAATATCCTGTCGGCATCCTGTTCTTCATCGTCAGTGGCTCTGACGGTAAAGTTATAAGTTGTATCAGCGTTAGGATTTAATGTGCCTGTTAGAAGACCGTTTGCAGCAAGAGTTAGCCCAGAGGGCAGCGCTCCAACATTACTATAGGTTATACTATCGGAACCCTCAATAGCAGCAAGACTTATATTAGCTGTAAATGGTGCAACACCACCAGTTAAGGTAGCACCTGTAGACCAAACAGGGGTATTAGAGGTTGCGAGGATATTAAGACCGATTGCTAGTCCGCCGTCCGGGTTAGTAGCATAAACAGAGTAAGATCCAGAAGCAAGTGCTGGAACTTGAACTCTTAACTGACTTGAATTAACTCTTGATACAGAAGTAGCAACTGTATTACCTAAAAGCACATTTACACCAGATAAAAATCCTGCGCCATTTATAATAATATAACCACCAGCTGTATCTAATGCTACATCATCTAAAACTCCCCAGGTAGAGTTTGCAATTTGTACATTAGCAATTCTTGGAGCAAGTGCTGCTGAACCTCCAATGTATGTGTTTTCTGGTAATACGAATGCTGTGCTGTTTGAAGAAAGAGTTGAATCACCTATTACTATTGAATTGCCAGATAGGTAGAGGTCGTTAAATCTTGAATTACTAGATCCTAGATCGTATGCAACGTTTGCGTTTGGTATAATATTGCCGCCAACAGTAATTGTGTTGGAAGCTTTATCAAATAAGAATGCACTTGAACCGTTTGAGTTGCCGCTGTCATTAAATAATACTTGTGTATTAGAGCCCCCAACAGGTGTTAGATCACCTTTATCTCCTTTGGATCCGGTATCCCCTTTAGCGCCGGTATCACCTTTAGCACCAATATCCCCCTTGGTACCTTTGTCACCTATAAAAGAAGAAGCGAGAATATTACTTAGTAGTTGTGACATGTTATCTTATTCTAGTTAGACTGGCAGTTCTCTAATCATTATCTTCACACCATTTGCAGGAGCTGTTGTAAATGTTAATGTTGTGCCTGCAACTGTATAATCTACCTCAGGTTCCTGCATTACACCGTTTTCAGTAACAAGTACAGAATTATTTGTCATTCCGGTCGTTACTGTATAAGCTGTAGCTGATCCATTACCTGTATACGTTCTATTTAGGTATGTTAGGGAACCTACATCACCTTTGTTACCTTTATCGCCAACATTACCCTTGTCTCCTTTAGCACCGCCTTCAATAATAGTTACATCAATTACATCATTATTAGCAGGTGCAGAAGAGAATGTAAGTGTGTTACCAGAAACTGTATACGAGGATTTAAGCTGTAAAATACCTTGAATATTTACAATTGTATATTCTTCGCTTGCAGGTGCTACCGAAAGAGTAAATGAGTTAGCTGATCCATTTCCAGTAAAGGTGTTAAGTGTTACCCCAAAGAAGCCGTCATCGCCCTTCTGGCCTTTAGCACCACCAACAAGTGTAGTGATATCAATTACATCATTATTGGCTGGCGCTGATGAGAAGGTAACGTTACTGCCTGAAACAGTATACGATGATTTTAACTGAGTGATACCCTGTATATTAACAATGGTGTGGTTTTCATCGATTGGGGTAGTAGATAATGTAAAGACTGTTTGAGATCCATTGGCAGTAAAGGAATCTAAGGTAACATCAAATGTACCTGCGGTTCCGGGTTCACCCTTATCTCCTTTAGCAGAAGCAGTGCCCGGCTCTCCTTTGTCACCTTTATCTCCATTTACACCTATAACTCCGTCGATACCTTTATCACCTTTGACTCCGGTATCGCCCTTGTCACCTTTGGTGCCGGCACCGGTGTCGCCTTTTGCGCCTGTATCACCCTTGTCGCCTTTATTACCTTGAGCTTCTACATCTCCCTTATCGCCCTTAGTACCAGTATCACCTTTTTGTCCGGTGTCACCTTTATCTCCAGTATTACCTTTTACTCCAGTATCACCCTTATCGCCGGTTGCCCCAGTGTCTCCTTTAGCCCCACTAGCTCCGGTATCACCTTTAGCGCCAGCTGTACCTGTATCTCCTTTAGCCCCAACAGCGCCGGCATCACCTTTATCTCCTTTATCCCCAGCAGCGCCTGTAGAGCCAATATCACCCTTAGTACCAATGTCACCTTTTTGTCCGGTGTCGCCTTTATCACCTTTATCGCCGTTAGTACCAGCTGACCCTGTATCACCTTTTTGACCTACATCACCTTTATCACCTTTAGAGCCAGTTGTGCCTGTATCGCCTTTATCGCCGGCAGATCCTTTATCACCAGTTGCACCTGTAGCTCCAACATCTCCCTTATCACCCTTAATACCGGTATCACCCTTATCGCCTTTATCACCAACATCACCAGTTCTCGCAAACGTTAAAACAGTAACAGTATTATTACTTAAGCTAGTACTACCTGAAAGGTAGCTTACCGGAACTTCAAAATAATGTGTATGATGGGTATGAGATCCTACAATACTAAAAATAGCGTAGTTATTATTATTTGCTATGTCAGTTACTGAGAAATGACCTTTAATAGCAGATGTAGAGTCATCTATTGTTTGAAGAAAAGAGTAAACGTTTGCTGATGATCCATCTTGCTGGTCAATGTAAAGCTTTGTAGCTGAAGATAAAGTAGTATTATCAAATCTAAAAAACCCGTCGCCAGGCTCGGTGTTAGCAGTTAAGTTAGTGTAGGTGTAATCAAAAGATTGCCCGCCAAAAGAACCTGTGTCTCCTTTTGATCCAGTATCACCTTTGTCACCCTTAGATCCTGCTACTCCGTTGTCACCTTTATCTCCTTTTGAACCACTGTCACCTGCATCTCCTTTTGACCCAGTATCACCTTTTGCCCCTGTATCACCTTTTTGCCCAGTGTCGCCTTTATCACCTTGGACCCCTTTATCTCCAGTGGCTCCTGTGTCGCCCTTTGATCCGGTATCACCTTTATCACCTTTGTCTCCTTTTGAGCCTGTAGGGCCTACATCAGAAATACTAATAGTTCCTTGCATGGAACTATGAAACTGGCAAATGTAGTATAGTGTACTTGGAGCATCGTATGGTACATTAAAAATAATAGTACCAGAATCAGTTCCATTATTAGTTACACCAGTGTTATATTGATTACCGGTGCCTGTAGTAGCGCTTGTTTTTATCCAGAAAGGATGACCGGAAGCATTTACGTTAAATGTATATGAAAATCCTCGGAGTAAATTTAGGGTAGGATTATTAGTCCCATCTATTGTGTAAGCGCTAGCGCCGCTGTTGGTTACACTATACGATCTTGATCCTGTATCACCTTTAGATCCTGTATCACCTTTGTCACCTTTAGACCCGGTAGCCCCGGTAGCACCTGTATCTCCTTTGGAGCCGGTTGCTCCAGCATCACCTTTATCGCCCTTGGATCCGGTATCACCTTTATCACCGGTGTTGCCTTTTGCGCCTGTATCGCCCTTGTCCCCGGTAGCCCCAGTATCACCCTTGTCGCCAGTATTACCTTTTACACCTGTGTCACCTTTATCACCAACTGCTCCGGTGTCACCTTTAGCTCCCGTGACGCCAGTATCACCTTTATCGCCTTTGTCGCCGGTAGCTCCAGCTGCCCCTGTATCTCCTTTGTCTCCGGTAGCACCAGTTGCGCCAGTAGACCCTGTATCTCCTTTATCACCTTTGCTACCAGCTGTACCGGTGTCACCCTTATCGCCCTTATCACCATTAGTTCCTGCTACGCCTGTATCACCTTTAGCGCCTGTGCTGCCTGTATCTCCTTTAGATCCGGTATCGCCCTTATCGCCTTTGTCACCAACATCACCTGTTCTAGCAAACGTAATTACTGTAACAGTATTATTACTAAATCCAGTATTACCAGAAAGATAGCTAACAGGCAACTCAAAATAATGTGTGTAGTGAGCAGAAAAATGACCTTTTATGGCTGATGTTGAATCATCTATAGTTTGTAAGAAGGAGTAAACGTTTGCTGATGATCCATCTTGCTGGTCAATAAAGAGTTTGGTTGCTGAAGTAAATGCAGTATTGTTAAATCTAAAAAATCCATCACCAGGCTCAGTATTGGATGTTAAATTGGTATATGTATAATCAAAAGATTGCCCGCCAAAAGAACCTGTGTCTCCTTTTGATCCAGTATCACCTTTAGAGCCCGTAGCGCCTGTATCACCTTTGGATCCTGTATCACCCTTGGATCCTGTGTCGCCTTTATCACCTTTATTGCCTTGAGCTTCTACATCACCTTTATCGCCCTTAGAGCCGGTGTCGCCTTTGTCTCCTTTTGATCCAGTGTTACCGGTCGGTCCTACATCTCCTTTGTCACCTTTATCACCTGTTGCACCAGTGGCTCCAGTTAAACCAGTGGCACCTGTGTCACCTTTGTCTCCTTTAGAACCTGTATCACCTTTCGCACCTGTATTGCCAGTATCGCCTTTATCGCCTTTAGAGCCTGTATCGCCTTTATCCCCGGTGTTACCTTTTACTCCTGTATCACCTTTATCGCCTTTGTCACCAGTAGCGCCTATCTCACCTTTATCTCCTTTAGAGCCAGTAGCACCTGTAGCTCCGGTATCACCTTTGTCACCAGTAACGCCAATGTCCCCTTTAGCACCGGTAGGGCCTAAGTCCCCTTTATCTCCTGTATCACCTTTTGTGCCTGCATTAGACGTGACAAGCCAGGTCGATCCATTGTATGTTAATTCGATTACAATATTACCAATATCAACGATTAGATCATCAGCAGCACCTTCTATAGTGTTACCGTTTCTAGCAATGGTAAGATTGTTGTTTGACCAGTTACCTCCATCATTAATTCTAACCCAGTCTCCAGAGGATGGGGAAGTTGGAAGTGTAACTGTAAATGAGCCTGATGTAGTATCGGCTAGAAGAGTGCTACGAGCAGTAGCGGTGGTGTTAGATGTGATGTACGTATATGCATCAAGTGTACCGGTGCTACCTTTATCACCTTTGTCCCCTTGATCGCCTTGAATACCCTTATCGCCTGTAAGACCAATATCACCTTTATCTCCTTTAGTGCCGGAGACAACGATAACAGTGTTATCAGAACGTTTAGTAAAAAGTAGTCCGTCAGAAAGGTTTACGGCTAGTTCGCCAACCTGAAGGTCTTCACCTTTAGGTAGTTTACCCGAAACGGAGGATCTCTTAAGCTGAAAAGCAGTATTCGCCATGTGGCATCATCCATCTAACAATTTTGTTAGTAATTTATGTCGTTTCTATGTCTTGAAGTCCAAATAACAAGATTATATTTGGTGCCGGTATGTACCGTTCTGCCTTCGTGTCCATGGGTAACTTGCCCAGGCCATAGAATCATTTTTCCTACTGGAGTATTTATATTCGATAAATTCTGTCTATGAAAATATGTTTCACCGCCGGTATATCCATCGTTTAATTTAACCAGACCTGACACTAAAGAAGCATCATGATGACATTTTAAATTAGACTGTGTTTTCTGGTCATACTTAATAATAAACGCATCTCTTAAACCATACATTAATAATGGCCACCAGAATTTTTCAATAGCAGGATTTATAGTTTTCTTAAAATGTTCTTCTAGCTCATTCCAAAAATCCATGGAGAATTCTCTAATTCTAATTTCCTGCCCTGGAAACTTATCTCCATACATCGATTCCCACTTGCCGTTTCTTTCGGCTAAATCAATAAGCTTTTTGCAATTCTCTGGAGTCATGAAATCCATTTCGAGTATCTCACTGTGCGGAGCCAGTTCTCTACACTCAGTGGTATGAATCATTTCAATACCAGATTTGCTAGTACCAACGCTTACATTTACACTGAGAATCTCGTTAACAATACTATCAAACTTTGCTTTAGTAGAATTACCACCATTGCCATGAAGTATGCACGGACAGCACTTGGTAGCTGTATTAATAATTTGCTTGTTTTTTTGAATTCTTAAATCGTTTTCAGCACCAGCTAAACATTGAAACAGATAATTTTCGTGATCAAGCGCTATGCTTAATTCATTGCTTACTTTAGCTTTGATATATTGTTTTTGAAGGAAAAGCTGATCGTCTTCACTGTCGTCTATATCTTGATCTAAAAGTTTCTTAATAGCATGAACATATCCAATATAAACTCCGCTATTAAGGTAATTATATTCAGTATCGCTTTTTGGAAAGAATCCTGCAAGCTCCTTTGAAGGCCAGCATGCTTTTTCTGCCGCAAAAAGAACATCTACTCCAAAGCCTTTAAATCTTTCAAGTATAGTCTCTTTGCTATCATTAATAAAAACATCGTAACCGTCGACAAAGAGAACAATATCATTATCAGATAGAAATTTAATGTAGTTTTTAACCAGGTTCAGTTTCATCTAGCCTGGTAATATCTGTGGCTACGGTAATTAAATGCGTGTTTTCTATTGTACTCATTATAACGCCTCTTTCAATATCAGAGCCAAGCTCACTTCTTGGCTTTTGTTTAAAAACTTTATTGCTGTATGCTATGGGTGTTAGACTAAATTTAGAAGTAAAAATTCGTTGAAGGTTAATAAAATTATTTTTTACATTAATATTATTTGAAAGGCAGTATCTATTATAGTCAACATTAAATAGTGAAGGAAAAAACTCATCAACGGGAATTAAATTATTTTTATAGTTAGATAGTTCAATTATTTTTTTAGCTGTTGAAGGAGAGATAGCGTACGCGCTATTCCAGTAAGGGTAGTAAGGCTTAAAGAACCTATCGTTAACGTGCTTTATTTCATCTGGCACCATCTCTCTATGATCTAGATAGACGACATCATATGTGTTAAGAAGATCCTCAACTTCTGCTAGATCAAGATTATCAATTCTTTCAGCATCATCTTCTAGTATGAGAACCGGACAATCAAGTTCTATACATTTCTCCCAAGCTTTATAGTGAGAGATCATTGCAGCGAGATCTGTGTTGGTGTGATTGCGTCCTAGCATAGGATCTATCCACTGACTGAACGGAGTAAAGCCTCTCTGTTTAAAGTCGTTCAAAGAAAGGGTATACCCGTTAAGAGCATCAATTCTCTCCCATTCGTATCCGGAGAGTTGCTGCTGCATAAAAGATAATCTATCTTGTCTAGTCGCTAGATTGATTACTAATATTTTCATCATATTTCACTTTTTCCTTTTTAGAAGACTGTAGGGTTTGAGCTTCTAATTGGGAGGAAAGATCACTAACTTTTTTTTCTAAGATAGTGATCTTTGCCTCTGATAATAAATTTTTAGAAACCAGCTCTTCAATAAGTTTTCTCTGCTTGTCAATAAATGCATTAATAAAATCAGTATCCATAACGATCCTTAAAACTCAATTATAATATCAGAATGTTCCTCCATCAAGCATTGCAAATGTAGGAATGCCTGATGCATCAATTTGAAGAACATGTCCCTGTGTTGAGCTGGATACTGTTTTTAGAGCACCTGCTGTATTTCCTAATAGGACAGCGTTATTTGTAAAAGATGTAGCGCCAGTACCACCATTGGGAACGGTTAGTGCAGAGCTTAAGGTTAGAGAGTTTGCTGTTATTGAAACTGCAACTGTTGAGTTAGCAGTTATCTGAAGAGCTGAGCTGTTAGATACTAATGCACCAGATTTAAGATATGCATTTAATGTTGCAACAGTATACGTATTATTAGCTGTATCAACTGTTGTTGTTGGAGATGGTACTAGATTAGTAAATAACTTAAACTCACCATCGGATGCATCACGGAATAAACCGGCGTGCTCATGGGCTCCACCGCCGGTATTAAACGATCCAAAGAAACCTATATCTAAAGAATCATCAACAGTATTGTTAGACGCCAGTTGAATTAATGGGTCAACAATAGACAGGGTAGAAACGTTAATAGTAACTAATGAGCCTGTAACGGTAAGGTTTCCAGAAACGGTTACATCATTCTGGAACGTACCATACATACCTATAATGTTATTACCGTATACGTTAGCCCATTGTAATGTATCACTACCTAAATTGAAAGTAGTATTTGAGGCGGGCTCGATATGGGTATTAACTCTACCAAAATATGATATCTTGTCTGAGCTATTATTACCTAATCTTACATCACCATCTACATACAGATCTCCAGCTATAGATGTGTTGCCTGTTGATACAATGTTTGCAGCAACTACTGTGTTTGTTGTAACACTTTGAGTAGTAATAGTAGTATTTTGTGATGTGTTTCCTACTCTTACTGCAGTTGTATTAATAAGTAGGTCAGATCCGACATGGATATGAGAGGCAACGTTTGCTGAACCCGAGATATTTACGTTACCAGTAGCGTTTATTCCTACCCCAGTTATTACTGTATTATTAGTTGCATCACCAACATGTAAGCGCGTACCATTTAGGTTTACATTTGAAGAGTAAAATTGTGCGTTAACTGTGGAGTTACCAATTGTAATACCAGCAGTATTAACAACTAGATTTGCACCAACTGCAATTTCTTGCGATACGTTAGCCCATCCGACAATTGTTGTGTTACCGAGTCTAGCCGTACCTTCAACGTTTAAAATACCATCTGTGTCGATACTAACGGCATTAATTGTTGTGTTAACTGTGCTGTTACCAACGGAGATATGAGTTGTGTTAACGCTTAAGTTGGAACCTAAAATCAGCTCACCAGTAATAGTGGCTGATCCATTAATCGTTGTATTCCCGGCGGAGAATATACCGTCAATTGCTACTGCAGTAGAGTTAATAAATGTATTAACCGTGCTATTGCCAACATGGAATGAGGATCCATTTATTGCGACAGTGCCTACTGCAATAGATGAAGTTATTGTTACTGCGTCAGGCAATCCAACTGTGATGTCCTGTCCGTCAAAGGTAACTTCTACTTCGTTAGAAGTGCCAGATATAGAGTGATTTTCCCACTGTCCGCTAATTGCATCATAAACAACGATCTGATTATTACTTACGGAAGTCAGTGTTACGTCTGAAAGGCCGCCTAAAGTAGAGGAACCGGCTTGTGTATCAATGTAGTTTTTAACGGCCCAGGCAGTTGCTAGAGTGTTGTTAGATACAGAAGCTAGTGCCCCATCGGTTACTATAGAGGTAACGTTTGTTGTAGTTCCTGACGGACCGAGAATTAATTTCGCTGTCTGAACATTATCAATCCAGGCTGAACTGTTGGCTACTAATGCTTGATTAGCTGTTAATACACCGGGGTTTCGCTCTCCCGCAATCGCTATTACGTTAGCAGTATTTGAGCCTTCAGGGCTACCGATAAACAGAACCTGTCCGTTACTGGTATACGCTAATTCTCCAGGTTGTAGGTTTGCAGGTACCGATGTTGTGGTACTGCGTTTAATTTGGAGTATGGTCTCTGACATTTAAAAGGTTCCCCCGTCCAAGGACGTTAAGTCTAGATCTGCTGTTGTTAGTTTTTTTACAATATATTTATCAACTGTAGCATCGTAAACTAGCGTCTGTCCTGTTTCCGGAGTAGACTCTACAACATCTGTCAATTCATTAATAGTACTAATAGTTTTAAACTGCGATTTTAATGTAACCGGCTGGGTGGGTGTAGTAGTTATTCTTGTATTAGCAAGATTTAACTTAACATTTAACGAAATAGCTGACTGATTAATTGCCATATTACCTCGTTACCTGCGGAGTTACTGTAATAATACCTTCTAATAATCTTGTTATTAGCCCGTTTGTATCCGTAAGCTCTACATCGTACACGTATCTACCTGGTGTAAGTGTATCCGTGGTGTTTGCAGCAAGAGCTAAATTAAGCTCCCCAAGAGCCAAATTAGCAGTAAACGCTACGTAGTTACTGGATGTATAGTGCTTTCTCATTTGCCCGGCAACAGTATAACCTGTAAGATCGATAGGGTTTCCATCGTCATCATTCAGGTTAATAGTAGTTTCAAATGTAGTACCTTGATCTATAAGAAAGTTTACTTTAGTAGCCATAGCAGTTTAAATATTGGATATCTCTATTTATATTATTTAAAATACTATCTCCACTTAGGACCTTCAATCCATCCAACTAATGAATGTCGTGTACCTCTGGTTACTTCTGTTACTCTATGCTGAAAGAGTGACGGAAAAACTAAAATAGAACCTTTTGGCAAGAAATCTTTAGGATCTAATTGAAGGGGAACATTTCCTCCAAATTCGAATCTGCCCCCGTCATACTCACTCGGATCTGAAAGTTGTAGAACAAATGTAAGTTTTCTGTCAGATTTATTATTACCTTTAAACATTACATCTTGATGAAGGTCGTATTTACCCTTCTCATTTGCATTATATGTTGAGAATTGAATTTCAAATATGCCGTGAGATATATCAAATCCAAAAAACTCTCTATTAGCACTAGATGCGTATATAGAAATTAATTTTGTAATATCATCATCTTTTTGATAATCAAACCAGGCAACCTGTGTAGATCTAAAATTAAGATCTACACTCTGTTCTATACCCATGTTGCCTGCTTGAGTTTTTAAGCGTAATCCTCTTTCTTTAATTCTATCACAGGACAGCTCATCAATAACTCCTGTCCAGTTAGCCCAATAGCTATTCATAATAAATCATCCTATCATTTATTTTCTAATTTATTCAACCTATCGTTAATCTCTTTTATTGCTTGAACGAGTAGAGGTACCAATCTTTCGTACTGAATCGTTAAGAAATTCTCACCTGATTTGCTTATTCCGTGCTCATCACAATCGAATGGGGCAATCTTAACTGCTTCAGGACAGATCTTCTGTACTTCCTGTGCAATCAACCCAAGCTGTCTTCTATAATCATTATAACCAAATTTTTCAGCAAGTTCATTTTGTGAATAATAAACTCCGGTGACCATTAAGAGCTTGTTCGTTGCGTCTTTAATCTCCTCAATATTCGTTTTTAATCTTAAGTCGGGTCCTGGAGGGCCGGATCCTCCGGACGTCCCTGCTGTTCCTGGTGGTCCTGGAGGTCCTGGTACAGTACTAGCCGCGCCTGTATCACCTTTAACCCCATTATCACCTTTCTGACCTTTTACTGACTCTCCGACCTCGCCTTTTTGGCCTTTCTGTCCTGTACCAGTATCGCCTTTGTCTCCTTTAGCGCCAGAACCGGTATCACCTTTGATGCCTTGGTCTCCTTTGTCACCTTTAACTGTACTTGGAGCACCTGTATCACCTTTTGATCCCGGGTCGCCTTTTTGTCCTTTCTCAACTTCACCTTTCTGACCTTTATCACCTTTAACGCCATTTACAGTAAAAGTGGTACCGTCAGAGTATTGGAATTCTAAAGAGTTATCAACTTCAGAGAAGGTAGCAGAAATAATTCTATCTCCAACCTCACCTTTTTGACCTTTATCACCTTTATCACCAGCTCTAGCAAAACTCATAAAGACAATATCATCATTACTAAAAAGAGTTCCGCCAGATATATGACTTACGTTAAACTGTCTGTATCCAGACTGAGTGACAATAGTAGAAATAGTAAATATAATTACTACATCTCTATTTGTTGAACTTCTAAAAATTAAAAATCCTTTGTTGGTGCTGTTACCATCATCAAAGGTGTCAATATAGGTAGAGATATCTGTGCCACCGTATTCTGATAAATCTATGCTAATTTGTGTTACTAGTGAAGGTGTACCGTTATTAAATCTTACCTTGCCTGCACCCGGATCAATATCTGTAGAGTTTAAAGTGCTAAATTGATAAACTAAATCAGAATAAGTTTTAAATGGAAAATAATTTGAGCCGTTTTCAGTAAATTGCCACTGATTGGTCGTTTCATTCCATCTAATGCTAACGTTAGCATCGGTGCCTCTGTTTACTGTTAAATTAACATCGTTAGTAGCTGATCCGGTTTCTCCAGATAAAAATACAATCTCTCCTGCACCAAGCTCTACTTCTGATAAGTCATTGAATACAGTTGCGCCTTTAACTGTTAAATCACCTTCAATAACGACGTTATTACTAAATGAGGCTGCATTAACTACCGAGAGCTCCCCTCCGATAGAAGCATCTAGATTAACATCTAGTCCATACTCTACTCTAAAAACTTGGGTATTAGAAGCCATTACACACCTTTATTAAATGAATGATACTCTATGAACTTTAAACAGTGCAGCTGAGGTAGCTGAATTAGCATATAATCTAACATGAGTTGCTGTAGCATTAATAGAGAAGGTTGCAAACTGTGTGTTAGAATAAATTGTACCGTACTCGGTCATATGGGCATTACTAAACCCATACACGATAGAAAGCTCGGTCATTGCTTTATTATTTGAATTATTAACATCTGTAACGTTTACTGTATACTTTGCTCCAACAAAATCTGCTATAGCAAAAGAATCTACTAAATTTTGAGTTGCCGTATCAGGAAATGTAAGACTAACGGATTTTGTAAATACTTGTACTTTATTGGTAAATGTTAGAGAACTATTAGCTTCAACGTTGCCAGTTACTTTTAAATCTGTATTAACTACTAAATCGCTAGTTAATGTAATGTCGAGAGTAGCTGCATTTATAACTACATCTGAAACATTAATAATTAATCCTTGTGTGCCGGTACCTAAAGTAGTATTTGATGTTATATTAAGACTGTTTGCAACGATATTCGCTGCATATCCAGTTAACGTAACATTTGAAGATGTGGTAGAATTAGATATACCAATAGTTAATGAGGATATATTAGCTGTATTACCGACCCCTCCTCCTTTTAGCAAATTCGTACCTAAGGTATTGGCAGTTAAAATTCCAATAACGTTACCATTACCGCTTGTATTAGCACCCCCGGTAGTATTATCACAAGTCACAATTTCATATGTAAGAGCGTCAAGCAAGACGTTTGTCTTACCAACCCATCCAGCAAATGTATCTGTTGCAATAGCAACGTTAGCAACCGTTTTAGCCATTTTTTTCTTTTACCAATTGTTTAATAATTTGTTTTAATTCATCGAGCTCGTTTTTAAGATTGTTCACTTCTTTATCTTGCCTAGCGAGCTTTTTTCTCTGCTCTCTTTGTAGCTTGTACTGTTTATATGCATTAACATTAGTATTTATTAATGCAGAGTTGCTTTCGTCTCTAAAAAAATCAGGGTGTTGAGTCTTTACTAATTTCATACGGATACGGCAATAGCTCTAACGTCATCAACGTAGGGAATAAGATGGGAGCTTGATGACTTAAGCACTATCTTAATTGCCATGAACTTATAGGTATCGTGAGGAGCTTTAGCTCCGTCAAAATATCTTACAACACCTTCATTAAACATATACTTAAATGCTTCTCTTGGATTAGTTACTTTCTCAATAGAATATCCAGGACCAGCACTAGCCGCAGATGTAGCAGATGCAAGTGTAATGTCAGTGTCACTGTTAATGGTAGCAATAGGAATTATCTCATAATCTGTTTCACTATTTGAGTATACAATCTTAATAAGATCATCCTCTGCAAAATCCGTAGTAAATAATGTTCCAGAACCAATAATAGTTGTTGTTCCGTCTGTTTCAACCTTACCAGCAATGCTAACTGTAGTAGGGGTTTTTCTAAAGGTATACTCGTACTCTCTCATATCACTCTTGTTGATAGAAGAGCTGTAGAGGGTGGAAGATGTTACTAATTCTAGTTTTGACCAATCTTTATCGTCAAAAGACTCACTATCACTCGAGTTAAGAATTTTAGCGTAAACTTCTATATCAGTAGATACTGGTTTATATGCTTTTAAATAAACCTTAATATCTTCTGAGTCGAGTCCTTCAGCCAGCTCTAATCTCTTAGAAACGTATTTAGTAAGTGCATTTCCGTATCTAGTATTTTCATTTGTTGAATCATTATTAATATTGTATTTCTGAATTACAATACTGATTGGATTTACATCTAAAACTGGAGTTATATCTCCATTATCTGATTCTATATTAATTGTGGCGCTGAATGATTTTGTAGATCCTGCACCGCTAATCTCATTTGATTTACTCTTAATTAATCCTAGGTCATTCATTTCAAATAGGTTCTTACCGCCGAGGTTATATGAAGCGGTGTGAGTACCCCCAAGGTTTTTAGCTATTTCAATACTAAAGTTAGCTGTAGTGCTTGGCAACTGAAGCAGGTTTATTAGTGGTGTAAATCCAGAGGCCTGCATATTATCAATACTTGTTACTTTAGCAATCGCATCGGATCTATCCCCAATTAAATAAGCAAAGTATGTTGCAGTGTTTGTGAATATTTTAAAAGAAGAGTTAGATGCATTGCTGTTTGATAAGAACATCTTACCAGTACCAGGACTATAATAGTTAATAGTACCTCTGACAACTTTTTGCATACATGCAACAACGCTGCTGTTTGTTGTATACAGAGCAGGTCTATTTACAGTCAGTGCGGAAGAGTTGGCGCTAACTACTCTTAACACGTCGAACTTCTCATCTGTTGAGTAGTGCTGACTGTCCGTTATTGTGCTATTAAACGGTGCGTCAATAGTCATACTTGTTGCGCTTGCAATAGCTGTAACTAATCTTAGCTCATTTCCTATACGGATAAAATCACCAATCGCATAGTCAGTATCAAAAGAAGTGCTAGTAGATGTTGAATTAGTTACTGTTGTGCCGGTAGACTTAACGTTGGCAGTTTTTGCGATATTATTAGTTCCATACAACACCAATATATAATCATTAGCATTAATAGATGATGTTAAGCTGGAAGATGTATTAATAATATAGCTATTGCTATTTGTAGTAATAGTAACATTTGTGTAGTTGTTTGCAAGCTGGGCGACATCTTCGCCATCAATAAATCCGCCGCTTACTCCACTAATAGATAAAAATTCCATATCTCCGTTATTAAGTTTAACAGAGCCTGTCAGAGGTGAGTATTCGGCATATCTTACTAAAAACTTAAGGTCCTCGTTTTGTACGGAAGTAAACGCACGACCGCTTGTTGAGAAGAATAGTGTTCCGAGACCCCAGGTAAAGTTAGCAAGTAAGTTGGTGTTAGTCACATCTGGAACCCCAGCAATCGCTGTCCACACTCTATAATCAGGTGTATTATTATCTGGCGTTAAAGTAATAGCGTACTCTCTACCTGTTTTTAGAGTGACAGGTGACGGGAAAGTAAACTTAGTAGCTGCAGACGCATTAGAGCTAACATTAACCTCAGCGGATGTTTTGTAGCATCTTGAGAAGGGCAACACCTGGGATGTTGGGTATCCGCCATCGTCTACCTCTCTCAGTTCAAGCGTTACTCCTCGTGTGGCGTCTTTCTGCTTAAAGAAAATATCGATAGACGTGATATTAATAAAGTCAGATCTACCAGCTTGTTTCTGAACTAAAAATGTTTGTGCTAATGGATCTGGTTCAGGAATACGCTCAAATTCAGTCCATTCTCTACTCGTTGTTACCGCTCTTGTTGAAGTAAATGTTTGTGTATCAAAAGAAGTTTCTGCAAGATCAAAACTCTTAGTAGCAATTGTAATGTTTGTTGCTTCGCCAGAAAGAGTAAACGATGCAAATTTACCTGTTGCCTTCGAAGATGCTGATTGTTCCGAGTCTAATGTACTTACATCCATAACTAAGAACTCTTTTTCACCGGTTGTAAATGTATCCGATGGCATCCAAACCACTATGGCAAGAGTTCCTTTTTCATCAGCAAATAGACCGGGGGAAGCTCCTTTATTATAAAGAGGAGTAAAGTCATCAATAGACGCATTGCCTAGATTAGAAAGAGTCGCAGGTACAGCGTCGGACGTTAGGTCAACACCATCAAAGAATAGATAGTGCTGTGCGCCCGGTCTTAATCCTACAATATATAGACCAATTTTTTGGCCTCTCATGTATGGATTAACATGCACGCTAGTCAATAAATTATTAATCTGAGTTACAGAAGTTTGTACGGGCGGTACCGTTATTGTTCTGAACTCATCTTCGTATGTCTCAGTTATATTTTCTGTATGGTTTGTTATTAGCCAATTTCCCTGGCGTTCTTCTGCTGAAGAAACCTGAGATACAGAATTAATTAATGAGGTAGCGGTAGCTACTCTAGAGTTAATCTCGTTCTGAGCGTTTACTAATGCATTTATAGGATCTGCAATATTAATTTCAACAGAAGATGTAGCTGTTATTTCGCGATCAAAAAAGTTATCTACTCTAGGAACAACGGACATCTTGCCCTTGAAGGACCAGAATCCTTCAACTAGAGTTCTTTCCTTGTTTGCTAAAGGCTGAGATATTAGTTCTTTTTCAGTGTACTGAAGAGTAACTAGATCGCCGGTTTTTTGTACACCTACACTCTCCGCATCGTTGTACATTAAGTCGATCGAATAAATTTCTTCCTGCGGTACTAGCCTTGAGCTAGCTGTATCTACTAATGCTTTGTATTCACTATCATGAATGTTTGATATAACATAGTTATCAAACGAGTCAATAAAGAATCCGTTCTTAAATACTTCTACTGTATTATTAGCTTCACTAGGAATAGTTAATGTAGCGGCATTAGCTTCTAGAGTGTTTAAAAGGGTATAATACTCTAGCCTCTGTAGTCTATTTTCAAGATCTCTTATATCCTGCATTGTGTAACGTTTTGTCTGCAGAGGTGTTATCGTATTTTTAAGATCGGGTCGTTTATTTAAAGCTGCAGCCTTAGAAGAAAGGCTTGGAAAAGGCATTACTCGTATAACACCGAGATCCATTGATGTTGATTCTTGAGGAGGAGCTACCGGTCTAATTCCGGGAAGACCTTCCAGCACTCTTAAGTTGCCGTCTCTGCCTAAAACAAGTCTATCTACTCTAGATAGATATGCTTCAATACTACATTCAAAACTTCTAAGTGGTGATGGATAGAATTTTTCACCAGACGCGATAACCTCAGTGCCGTCTGGGTTAACTGTAGCACCACCAACTGTAGATGAAAGTGCAGCAGTGTTTGCAACTAGAGGTCTAAAATCAATACTGTCTCTTAGTGAATATTGTTGACCGGATGTCGGAGAAATAAAGACTGGAATCGACTCAGTTCTAATTTTATTAGTTGGTAATGGAACAGTATCGTCATCGATAGGATAAGATTCTGTAGAGAAGTACTTACCTGACGAGTGTGTAAATACCTTTAATTTGACTAGCAGATTGTTTGATCCTGATAACGCAGCAAGAGTTGACCCTGGCTTACGTCTTAAATAGGCTAATCCATAGTAATTATCTCTTTGCCCATCATCAAGCTCGAACTGCTCTGCATAATTTGTAGTTGTGTCGGAATATGTTGTTCCTGTGCCTACGTAAACAGCTTCAATACTTAAAACATCTGGTATTCCAAGGCACCATGGTCCATTTGGAGAGTCACCAAGTATTGAGCCTTGAAGCTTAACATAGACAGGGTTGTTTAATGTTTTTGTTTTTACTCCTGGCTCATAATTCTCTAGGTCATGATACATTGCAAAAGTAGATGCGACGTTTATAGCTGTACCAACATCAACTGTAATACTGGTTGTTGAATTAACGGTAATGTCCCTGCCGCTTCTGGTGAAATCGATAGGAACACCTTTAACGAATGCAGGGTAATGACCATTAGCTGAGTAGCTGCTTCCAAATGTATTGGCAACTGCAAGTTTTGTATCGCTGTAAATCTCTGTAATACGGTCTATAGGACCTGATGCGCCAACCTGAATAAAATCACCAACTTCGTATTGAGTAGTAAAGAAGGTCGATGTACCAATAATATTAGCTCCGCCAGATGTTGCGCTCACTGTGCCTGCTAGATTAGACGATGCTCTAAACGATGCTGAAGGTACAATAATAAACTCTCTCTTCTGATCGGTAGTAAGAGCACCAGCTCCATAAGGTAAGGTATTACCTCCCGAAAAGCTAATTGTAACGTCCCCAGCTGTAGTAAACGTACTATTTGTGGTTGTTCTAAAAATAAATTCTTCAGCGTTAAGCTCTTTGACTGCAAAGGTACCAGTATTAAAAACAAGTATATCATTTTCAACATCTTTGAGTTCTGCTTGGCCGTCTACCAGTACACAGTCAGCAACAGCCGTAGAGCCAATGCTTAAAGCTCTCACTCTGCCAAATGGAATTCCAGGAGAAAGCTTGATGTTAAAAAGATAAAGTCTATAGACACAACTGGGAGTTCCAATAGTACCGCTGTGATATACAATAGACCTAACTTGTGCAGTACCTATTTCTTGACCTGGGGCTATCGGTGTATTACCAGCATTATCAGTAACTTCGGTTCCTGGACTTGATCTTAAATTAACGGTTGTGCCTTGCTTAATATCAAAATGGCCAAGCATCTGATTGACTAGCACGTAGCTACCATATTGCGTATTAATAGTTTGATTAACCGCATTAGCAGAGTCAGTACCTTTTCTTACCGGTGTTTTAACATAGTTAAGAATTTGAACTCGCTCACCTCCCACATAAGATGTTCCCGATCCTACAACGACGTTAAAATGAGTTGTATTACCGGTGATATCCTCGGTATCAAGAGAGATAGGATTAATTACGTAGTTGCCGCTCTCTTCAAAAGTTCTTCTAGTAATTTCCCTGTTAACAGAATTAAACTGGGTGTAGGTTCTATCTTTAATTACTCTGCCATTTTCAAATTCAAGTAGCGCTAGAAACTCGTTATTTGCTCTTGCTTCGTTTTTAGTTAATGTTATAAGCTGGGGTACTATTTTAAGTCTATTAGCACCAGGGGCAGCATAATTTGGAGTGCCTGTAGCAACATCAAGAAGAGATGTATCAATTGCGCTATTTACAAACGACTCAGCGCTCATAAAACCAACTACCTTGTTATTAGGTTGATTTGAATATTTTTCGAGCACTATTTCCTGCTCGTCAACTCTAATAAAGCTGCCCTTTTGATAAATTACACCCTCAGAAGTTTTAACGGCTGCGCCAGTACCAACTGCATTTGCTACTGATGAAACTGTCAGTTCAGCAATATAGTTAACGGCAGCAATGTTTGCACCGGAGCCAGTAGAGGTTGTAATTGCAACGTTAGGTGCTGTTGTATATCCGGTTCCTTTGGAAGTTACTGATACATCAACAATTTTACCTGCAGAGTCTGTTGTAAGTGTGGCTGTAGCTCCTGAGCCGCCGCCTCCCGAGAAAGACACTGTATCACTATTTGAATAAAGTGTTCCACCGAGTACGATGCTAAGATCTTCTATTGTTCTATTCTTATTAAATACTTTAACTACTTGAGCTGCAGAAAAAGTCTTTTCTCCGCCCGATCCTGTATTTTGATATTTAATATAAAGAGTATTTAAATTTGGATCTTGAGATTCAAGACCAGTAATATAGTTAACAGAAAACGCTCTTAGATTAGAAGACTCCTGAACGATTAACGCATTAGAATATAAAGCCATATTGACTGGCTGGCCATCTAACTGGTTATCTAAAATTTTAATATAGTTGTATCTGTAATCAGGTGTTAAAGAGCAGCCTTGAATAATTGTACCGGTGCGGTAAATATTGTCACCAAATCTCTCAATTTGATTTTGTAATATTGTTTGAAGCTGGGTAAGCTCTCTTGCTTGGACGGCTACGCCTGGTCGAAACAAAACTCTATGAAAGTTTTTAGTCTCGTCAAAATCGTCGTAGTATGGTGAAACGTTTAAATTAGAATCTAAAGGCATTGCGTCCTCTTAAAAATTAATAATTAATCTTAGAGTTTCTGATTGAGAAGGATCTCTTGAAATAGCAGCACTATTCTCTATGTATATAACCTCTCCAGAACTAACACTACTTAGAGTAAACGAAGCTGCACCCTGATCTTCTCTTATTTGTTCGGCAGGATCAGCGTTAATAGGGCCTCTTTCAACAGTTAAAAATACATACGTGCTATTTGATGAGTGATAATAAGCATTGCTCAAAGAAATATCTGTTTGTAAAACTTTAGCATCCTCAGGCATAGTACCTGATTTTGTTGTATAAGAAATTCTTGTTCTGTTATCAAATGTATTCCAGTTATTATAATTTTTTTCGTTAACGTTTATATTAGTAACGTTTGCAAAAGCACCTGATGTCTCTCCTATAACAATCTTGCTTGTAACGAATTTTGGTTCGACGTTGCTCATTGTTAGGTAAGGAGATGCATTTCCCGTCTTCACCCCGCTAGCAAGAATACTTACATATGCGCATCTAGCAAATTCTGTAAGGAAAGGAAGCTCATCATTTACTGAAATAGCTGTTGAGTTAATAACAGAGGTTACGGTTCTGAGACAGTGGACACCAGAAATGGTGTCAGTTATAAGAACTCTATCGTTTTCTTTTAGAGCAAGATTAAACTGTGTTCCAACACCTCTAACCGTTGTTGATGTTGTATTGCCTGTAGCTGTTCCAAGTAGAGTTTTATACTCAATTTGGTAAACGTTCTCACCGGTTACAAACGTACCAACTTCATTGTCGAGCGTGAGAGTAACGTTTCTAAAAAGCGGATCTCTTAATAATATTAACTTGCGATAATCATTATCGGTAGTTACATATCCACCTTCACTTGTGTTAAACGAAACACTAACACCAACGGCTTTTGCTCCTAATTCTGACGGAGCATTTTTTCCATGTCCTCCGACAGGAGGTATAATAGGTCTTAATACCGCTGTGTTTGAGACGCCGCCCGTATTACCGGTTACTAATGCTGATGCATATGTATAGTTATTACCGCGATTAATAATATTAATTTTACTGATAAAATTATTAACTGTGGCGTTTGAGCTAACTGTAGCATATGCAACCGCTCCGGATCCATCACCGTTAATAACAACATTAGGTGCTACAATGTAAGTAGAATCAGACGATGGAGCTACCGTAAACATCGAGTTAACCGTAGCTACTCTCGTAACTGCATTGTAATCAACGATTCTTTTAAGTTGACCAGCACCAGTACCTGTTGTAATGTAAATTGCGCTGCCAACATAAAAATCTGTATTAGATGATGCGTTAGTTGCTAATCTGTATGTGGTAGTGTTACCTGCCACTTCTGGAATAGACTCTCTAAGATCATTTACTTGAAACTGACCGGTTAATGTGGCGATATAGTTAGATCCAGGATTAGTAATTCTTATAACATCTATTGCGCCTGGCACTGTATTGCCTGCTACATTTGCACTTGTTACTACAGGCATGTAGTCTGCTGTTGCAAATTTTTCAAAAGTAGCTTCTGGCATTGAGTACATTAATTTCCATGTATAGCCATCAGCTGTAGTAATAAAATTACATGCACTCTCGCTTGTATTAGTAGGCTGGGTATTAGAGGCTACCCCTCTATTATTGTCCAGGCACTTGTAAACATAGTAAGTAGCTCCGCCGTCTACAACCACGTAGTACTGCTTTGATGTGATACTAGTGTCTTGATGATCGTAAGGAGTATAAATCGTATTAGAAGTCCATACGTATTTTGGTATCATTAAGCTTACATCTGAAGAATTAATTTTTTTACCGAATATACCTTCTTCAAATGAGGTAACCTCTAGCTCTTCAAATGACTCAAAAGGTACAGGAGTGGTAGCGTCGTTATTAGCAAATGGAAAATGTCTTGCTGCCATTACATAATAGACGTTGTTAGCAGGCTCAGTAATAGACTCAATGAGCTGCTCTCCAATATGACGTTTGAATTTTTTTGATATAAGTGTAGTCATTTAATTATTTATTACGTGATTGTAATAGAAGAGTTGCTTGTTATAGAAAAATCTCCATCAATCGTTTGAACTACTCTACCGTACATTTTTTTACCTGCTATGTGAAGAACTTCTTTGAGAGTGTCAAAATATTTTTCAATTGGTATGGAGGTTTGTATCTCATAGGAATAGCTCTGATAATACTCACCATCTTGAATATATTTAGTATCGTTTAAAAAGCTTTTCGTGGATGAGTAATACCCAGATCCAATTCCTTGCGTAGCAACGTTAGCTTTACCAGAAGCTTCGCGCGCACCATCTAAAGAAGCAAGTGTCAGTCCTTCGTTATGGGTGTAACCAATACCGGAGTCAATAACCTCAAGTCCGGAGATAGTTCCTTCTGAAGAAACAACGTTGGCAAGAATAACAGCGTTATCGCCAACTACAAATGAATTAGAGTCAGGTGTAACAGAAACAACATTTGCTGTAGTGCCTGTGCTTTTTCCTACCACAGTATTGCTTACTACAAACTCAGTAAATAGACTTACTCTCTTGAGGTTTAAAAATATGTTATTAGAGACGCTCTTTACAGTACCTTTAGCTATCGCTGATGCAGTGTAGGCTTGAGTATTAGATATTTGAGAGCTTCCTTTTGATGTTGCTCCTATGAGCTTATAAATTTGTGTGTTAGCAGAGGAGGAGGCTGTTGTAGAACCAGGAGTCGGGCTAGCGTTGCTTGTTACTGTACCGGTAGTAAATGTTCCTTGAACATCCCTAACTACAAGTGTAGTAGTATTGGAAACAACTAAAATTCCATTTGCTGTTGATCCCTGAAGTACCTTGTTGCCGGGCTCAAAGTTAGTATTTGACAAGACTGATAATACACTCACATTAATTGTGTTTTGCCATGTACCAGTATTACTTACTATAACTGTAGTGTATACTCCAGTTCCAACATCTCTAGAAGCACTGTAGATTATACCTTCGGCAACGCGATTAATACCGTCCGTAGAATAAACAACTTCTTGCGCTTCGTAATTATTACTCGAGTTGCCAGAGAAGGTGTTTGATTTAACTTCAACTCCTGGGGTACTTATTGTCTGCTCAATATACTCGCCAACTATGAATCCGGGACCGATGATATTTGCAACCTCTAAATTTATATCTCTCTTACCATAAGAAGCTACGTAAGGCTCATATACGGAAACAAATGGATCAACATTATAATTCTCACCAGGGTTAATTCCAGTTAAAGTTACAATACTACCAATAGTAAGAGTATTAAATCTAAGTAAGTCTAAAATGGTGTATGTAATGTCTCCGCCTGGTAGCTTTATGAATCCTAGCGATGATACTGGTATGAGATCGGCCCCTGTGCCAACGCCAACTGATCCCCCTGTTGAGTTAACTACAGAAGCTGTTGGGGTGGTTAAAAGTTTATTTCCAACGTTTGAGCTTAGTCCTACCGCAACAATTGAACCGGAATTATCTGTAATAATAGTAGCGTTGGCGGCAGTGTAGGAGCCAGCACCGGTGTTCCCTCCACTAAATGTAACAATATTAGTATTGTTATAACCTGAGCCTCCAGCATGAATGTACACTGAGCTCAAATTACCAAATGTAGAGTTAGCCCCAGAAATAAGCATTTCAGTAAATTTAACCGAATTAGACCCTGGCCCGTCGTTATTACTGCTAATTAGATCTGGTGATAATCTTACCGTTTCAGCATCTCCAATAACACCAACATTAAAATCAGCCCCGTATCCGGTGTACAGAAGCGTTGCTCTTGCTCTTGTATTAGAAGTGGTCCCTATAATTATAGTATTACCGGTGCCGTAGAAATCTTGCGTTATACTAGTAAGACCAATTGCTGTGGAGTTTGAAGCAAACAGGTTGGCTGAAGCTGATTTATCCGTATACAAATTAACTTTACCGCCAATATCAGCAGACAGGTGAATGTAGGAGTTAACTGAAGTTGCCCCTACCTTTACCATTGAATTTCCATAAGACCACTTATCAGCTCCAATAGTACTTGTTTCTGAAATTAAATATTCGTATCCACTGAATGCCGCTAAAGGAGTAAACTGATCAATTAATGTAGTTTGATTAGAGTCAGTATATAATAATATGTTGTTTGTATCATTAAACGTACCAGTACCACCTCTTACTATAAAAGTAGTAACATTGCTATATGTAAAATAATTTTGTCTTGGAATTGCGGCAACGTAGCCTGTTGCACCGGTACCTGGTTGTATGCAAAATAATCCAACGTGTACTCCGTTAGATCCTAGCGTTGATGTATTAGGTGCAAGACATACTGCATTGGTGACAGAAGCAATTACCCCTGTAATATTAAAGCCTGTCCCATTAGACTGTTGTACGGCATCACCAACGTTAAAAATAACATTATCACCGGTAAATACTATAGCTTGATCCTGTAAAAATAATACGTTGTTTGAAAAAACATTATTACCAATTTGATTAAGTACAAGATTAGCTGTGTTGGACGAAAGTATGCTCGTATTCTGTTGTACAGAGGCAATAACAGAGACAGACGGGCTAGATACATCACCGTTAAATATTTGCTTATTAACTGAGAATTGACCAGTAACATTATTTAATGAAAAGCTGTATAGATTTTGTGTTACAGTCTCGTTTCTAAAGAAGGTAGTTATTTCTGTATTAACGTTAGTAACGTCAGTTACTCTAAGAACTTTTGCACTAACAGTTGTCTCTGCGGTTGTGTTTGAGTAACCCCACCCTCCATCAAGAATAGTAAACTTAACAAGGCCGGTTACTGATTCAACTGAAGATACTCGAGCAAAGCCCTCTACCCCTGTGCTCGAAATAATCTTAACAGTTTCCCCTACCGTGAATAATTCTCCGCCAAGTGTTACGCTTATACTGGTTAAGGATCCAACAATTTTAGGAGCGTCGGTTGTATTAGGGCTATCGAGTACTAGCTCATTAGTTAAAAATGTTCCTACTTTATTACTAAGAAAGGCAAGATCAATAATTTTACCGTTAATATTTCTCGTTATAACATATTCAACAAACGCCGTAGCTCCGGACGTACTACCGGTGACCTGCTTACCAACAAAGCTTTTTGTTCTAGGAGAAACAGATAGTTCAAGATACTCAGGTATAACCCAAGTTCCATCAGACGGTTTTAAAATATCTTCCCCAGGATTATAAATTTCTATCTTTGTGCCATAGAGAATTCTAAAAAATAGGTCAAGTGATCTTTCAGAAGCTTTGGATTTATAAAGGTCATTAGAAGCTTTAATGAGTCTGTCTTCTGTAACAATTGAATTAATATCAACGTTTTTAAGAAATTTTTCCTTAAAGTAAACGTAAAACTCGTCGACTGTTTGATCAATATTTTTATATTCAGTAAGCCGTCTAGAGTGGTAAAGCGGATTGCCGACAAAAGTAGTGCCGGTGTAAGTTGAGTATAGAGGGTCGTTACTTTCAAGCCATTTGTAGTATTCTTCTACAAACAGCATGAAGAGAGGTCCTTGCTCTTTATAGAACTCAGGAAATTGAGATTCTATAAGAGGGTGTATAATTTTTTCTATAGTACTCATTCTTTAATAGGTACCGCCTCTACTTCAACATCAGCATCTTTAATAATTAAAATTGTATTTTTAGTAGAAGAAATATCTTTTGTTTTAGAATTAAAGTGTAAGCTTATATAAGAGTTGTCATATGAGGTAACGTTTAGACCTTCTATTTGAACAGTGCCAGTAGTATAGTCAACTGTACCAATATACTTAACAAGAGTTCTATTATCGTTCTGATCTGTACTGTATATACCTACCTTACCGTTACCGTCATCTTGTAAAGTGCACGATATGCCGTTGTATACAAACTTTGAGCTATAAACCGCTCTTACAGGTGAGCGAATATATTCACCTACGCCAGTTGATAGGTTGTAATATCTATTAAGCTCAAAACCAAGTGTAACGGTCTTATTAAAGCCAACGCCTGGAATTGGTACCATTTTAACAAAAGGTACTACTAACATATCAATACCGACAATACTACTGTGTGAATTATTAATATTTTCAGCTAGCTTACTGCATCGTATAGTTTTTTTAAATCCGTTAAGCTTTTCGCTATTGTAATCACTTATTGTCGTACGCACTAAGGTAGCAATTGCATCGGAGGTTAATTTTGTCACATTTGAATTATAGCGGGCTGTAACATCAATTTCAAGGTAAAGAAACTCGGGATTAATAAAAACTGGGCTCAAGCCAATTGGCGCTCTTTGCTTAATAAAATCTTCATATCTTCTCTTATCAATATCGGACACACCATCGCCAGTATTCGTATCAATAGAAATAAACACTCTACCGTATTGAGGGGGATATGCATCTTCACCTCCGTATACAGATATTGATTCAATTTCAGAAAAATTAGCTTTTAAAATATTTTCATAATCGGTAGCAGTTACTGCACGTTCTTGATTTTGATATGCTCTGGGAGCATTAAATTTTATTGAGTCGAGAGACTCACTAACGCTTCCTCCCCGAGCAATCTGAGTAGTAGAGATTGTAGAGATATTTGACTGTCCTTGGATAGCGCCGTCAATTGTAAAGGTAGCTGATCCATTAGGTAGCTCACCGTTACTCACTCTATATTCCGCAACAATAGTAGCTCCATTTTGCGGAAGTCTTCCTACAACCCCATCTCCAAATAAAATCTCGTATTGAGAGTTTTCTGCTGCCTGGAGAAAGAATATTTGTGAAGTTGATGTGCTATCAAGAAGTGAGGTAGCGCGAGTATAGGAATAACTATTAGCACCCTCATTTTCGATTACGTAAACCGAAAGACTTCTTGTATCAATATTAGGGTTTGAAATAACAAATCTTTGACTTGTATTAGATGCTGAATATACAAATGAGTCAACTACATAATTACCTTCGTATATTGTAAGATCCGCTACGTTAAACGCCCCACTTGAATTAGCTGTTACCACCAGGTTATCAGCAGTTGTGAATGAGAAATTATTAGATCCTATCTTAGTAGTAAAGGACGTACCTTTAGGAATTAATAATGTGTCTAGTGGTGAGGAAGGCGTTAAGGAAAATGATACTTTTGCTTCTGATGATCGATAAGATCTAGGAACGTAATTTAATTCTTTAACGTGCGATATGACACTGTCTTTTAGGGTAGCAGTATCAAGAAACATCTCACTTGCTATCATATTAAGATAGAAAGCGTTTAAATATGTATTATAGGAAAAGATATCTAACAGCTGGCTGATATTAGAGCCTTCATAATCCATATCTTTAAAGGGTGAATCTGATCTTTTAAGAAACTCTTTAAAGTTGGTTTTTAGCTCATTAAAATCTAACCCTGTAAGTTTGAGATTAGTATTTGCCACTATCTTACCCTGTTAAGTAAAAATTCTAGATAAATTGGTTCAGTTTTATTTATGACACTAAAAACAATGGATACTGTATAAGCATTCTCATCAGGCAAGGGAGAAGCAACTACGTCTATAAGGTTTGCTCTTGGTTCGTAGTTGTTAATTGAACTCTTAATTAAGCTAATCAAGGTGGCAGTAGTCTGAGGAGTAACATTTTCAAAAAGCATTTTATTAATTTCACTACCAAAAGTTGGGTTAAAGAGTCTCTCACCAACATTGGTTAATATGATATTAATAATTGCTTGCTTTACTGCATCCTCATTACTAATTAAAGCAGCATCTTTAGTGTCTTTTTCAAACAATATTTTTGTAAACAAATCTTGATAGATTGTGTACGATCCCTCGAGCGGGGTGTATCTATCGGCGCGTTTTACGGTTGCCATTTATCCTCCGGCAAAAACATTATGGGATCCGGCTGCAACAGATGTACAGCTCGTAATAGCGTCACCTATTCTACCAGCACCTCTTGTGTTAACAAATACTGACGTTGATCCAATTGTAATAGGTGCTGCATGCGCTGGACATGGAGCGCCTGGAAGTAGGTGAACTGTATTATTATCTCCTTGACGTGACCAAGGAATGCTATTAACATAAACGTTAGGAGATCCTTCTGCTCTGGTCATTCCTGAGCAGTGAGGAACATCTGCATCACCTATTCTTGTTGCGGCTGGCACGCTCTCTCTCCATTAACTCTTTAAGTCTTTCGTTCCATATATTAATTTCATCATGTTGGTGATCAGTATGGGGACCAGGAGGAATTGAAGGCTCAAAAGCGATTAAATTATCGAATTCAGCTGGTACATCTTCATACCGATCGTACTCACTAATGCTACCATTAATAAGAACAGCAAATCTACTCATGGGTTCAAATCTATTCTCGGGGCAATAAATGTCATGTTCCCCTTTGATTCAACTTTATAGGTACCGTCAACAAGCACGTCTACATTGCCTTTAATATGAACGGTCTGGTTTTTAAAAACTATCTCAAACATATCATCAACAACTTTTTCTACCTTACGTCCATCTTTATTAATTTCGGTGTAGGTACCTGATTTATGAAATACATGTATACGTTCGTTACCCGGGGTATCGTCAATTTCTACGACGTGCCCTCCTTCAGTTCTAAGAACCTTATTGTACGGGTACTTTGCTGCGTATGCTGACTCCGGTTCTCTACTATCATATTCTTTACTTATATTGTTAATTTCACGAGCTGGCTCTGCTACATCATGTTTGGCGTTGTTGTTCTCAGGAATACCGTGAATAGTGCCCATTACTACCGGCTGATTGGCATCAAGCCCGTCCATAAAAAAACCAATTACCGTAGAGCCAACTGTCAGTCCGTTTGGAGATAATCCAACTTTATCGTGGCTTGGATTAGTAGGGGGAACCATTATTAATGCCCATGGTAGCTCATCTGTAGGCATAAGCGATTTATTGTCAGTGTGAAAATGATATGCTCGAACTTTAACACGTCCAAGCATTAACGGATCTTCTCTATTCTCAACTTTACCAACAAACCAAATAAGCCCTTCTTGTCCTAAATTTTTAGTTGTCATTTATATCCCATTTTAACGCAATCAAGTGAAATTTGATGTTTGGGCTTACCGCCCTCTTCCATTGTAAGTATATGTCTAAGTTTTGTAATAATGTAATTGCCCGAGTTGTTTCTATCGGATGTTTTCTTTTCAGTGGTACCTGATACTTCAGGCAAGTCGAGCTGTATAAGATCTCCGACAGCAAGGTAGTTATCACCGTGTATAAGAATCCTAACAGCGTTTTGATTCAAGAGAGCTGAGTATGCTGATTTAGATCCAAGGTTAGCGTCAATATAGTCATCTCCTCGCGAACTGTCCTTTGCAAGAAAAAATTTCTTTGAAGCAGACTTAGAATATTTTTCTATAAACTCAGTTGAGTTAGGTAGTCTTCCTTTAGTATCAGCGGCTACAAAGTTTTTAGCTTTTTCTGATAGCTTAAAGTCTGTAATAGTAATACCTTTAGTGAGTATATCAAAAGACTGCACTGTGTTAACTACAACCCCGCTGTTAATTTTTTCAATCGAATCAAATTTACCTAGGTGCGTATATCTTATAATATTTCTAAAAGAGTATTGCTTTCTTTCTTTGTCACTTAATGTGTCGGGTGCATATGTAAATACTTTTGATTGTATGGAGCTTTTTCCTTCTTTCATCAGCCCTTCAATACTCTTAAACTGATGTCCAAATTGATTCTCAAAGAACACAAATGAGCCTCCTGATGCATGTTCGGCGCTGATTGCTTTTTGTCTTAGAAAATCAATTGCCTGGAAAGGTCTTAATCGAGGAATAGTTAATGGAATAATACCTTTGGTTTTTTCTACAGTAAATTTATTTTGACCATTAGAACTATTAGAAAGAGTGGTCTTAATAATATCTTTTACTATTTCGTCAATAGTATCTTTATAACTTTTTTCTATAAGCTCACTTGCATTAAAATAGTGAGCCGGTGAAACTGCTTTGAGCAGGTAAATAGAACCCTTGGAGGTTGGAGAGGTGCCGGTGCTTTCAACACTAAAGACGTTAAAAGTAAGTCTTGTTGGGTTATCTCTTCCAGGAGTAAAGAAACTTAATGTAATTGTTTCTTCTCCTACTATGGGATAGTCTTGAACCAGGTTAATTGAATCAACCATAACAAGCTCTAAAACCATTGAAGGCTCTTCTATATCTTCGTAGATAGACATAGAAAGCATTTGAGGTCTTATGTCAACAGGAATCTGAGATCCGGAGCTTGCCTTTTGTAAGACAATCTTTAAGATGTTTACATCACCTGGTTCGTAATTTTTAGTGCTCATGAAAGAAGTTCTGTCATCTGATCTTCAATAGCTGGTATATAATTTCGATCTATAAGTTTAATGTGCTTTTTAGATTCATTTAGTTCATCTTCATAATCATAAAAACTAACTGGAGTCCAGTATGCGCCTTCTGTTAGTGGAACAGCTCTATAAGTTTCTGTAATAGAAGTTGCGGATCTGCTTACGTTAGACGTGCTACCTACAATAGACCCTACTGAGCCTGATGTAACGGCAAAAGAGCCGGTAATATTATTAATTACCAGCTTACTATCTTTAATGGTTTTAATCCAGCCAGTTGCAGTAATGACACCAGAGGTTCTTTGAGTAACTTTTTCACCCTCAAGAAAATCATCAATGCTGTTAACTGTTATCTCATTAATAATGTTTGTCTCAACGATGCTATCATCTTTCTTTCGTTCGTACGATCCAATCTCACCGTTATAGCCAATAATTGGATTCCAGTATTTTTTTAAGTTTTTATCTAAAGCAGAATAAGCGCTCGTTGTAAGTAAAGAATCGTCGTTGTACCAGTTATTTCTGTAGAAGGCAATTTTTTCTTGAGCAGCTTCAATAGACCCGTACTTAACAATAATATGCTTGCTAAACTCTCTTACAGTTAAAGGCCATTGATGATAGGGATCAACAATGTTATTGCTTAGGTAAACAACCCAGGCGTATCTTTCATCGTCATAATAACTGTATGCGATTGTTTCTGCTCTCTCACCTTCCTTAATAGTATAGGGATAATAAGTTACAACATTCTTTTTTACAAAGTCTTTAAACCTCACGCTTTTTAATATATCAACAACTATCTCACCGTTGTAAGATACTGTACCAAGTTTAGAAAAATAGTTATAAAGTGCCATATTAGTTTCCCGGTTTTGGAGAATTTCTCCAGCCTTCTTCAATATCACTTCTTGTAAGAGGCTCTATCTCTTTAAATGAAAGTGATATTTCGACTTCTACAGGGAGTGATGTTCCTCTAAAAAAAGCTGGGGTTCCTTGAGGTGCGTAGTTTACCGACATTGATTCTAAAAAGCATTTTTTAAAAAAGTAAGGCTCATTTTCTCTCTTGCCAAAAGATATACTAACAGTATCAGGGAAAGTGTAAAGAAGATTGTCTTTTGCAGGGTGCATTCTTCTTTTAAACTCATAAATTATTTTTCTTAGATTTTCATTATCATCACTATTGTGCGGAGAAAATCTATAGGTAAAAGAATGTGACCTAAGATTTATACCTTGAAATACTAAAGCCTGGTATGGGTTTAAAATAGTTCCTGTTGCTTTGTCTATTGCACTTCCTACGCTATCACTTAATCCTGCAACAGTTCTTCCTGCATAGTAAGCGCCCTGTAGAGTACCGGCTTGCTTAAAAGCTGTGCCAGCTGCTTCTCCAACTGCCTTGCCGATAGCTTCAGGCGCATCTTTAAAATTAATACCAGTCGGTATATTTTTTTCGAGAAATCCTGCTATACCTAATTGCTTATCTGCATATTGCATTGTAAACTGCTCTTGCAAATTAGAAGGAATAGGTAGGTTAATTGTTACGGAAGGAAGGCTGGTAGGAGATGCAAGAGGTATCTTTCTTTCATAAGTCTCAAATGTAAAAGACACCCAATATTCACCTATGTTATTAGGATATGTAAGCTGCCCGTCAAATTTATTTTTATTACGTCTAATAGACTCTTCCGGAGTAAGGTCTTTTAGTTTTGACGGTGGCGTAAAATTGTCTTTAAACTTAGTATATGAACCAAGACTTCCAAGCTGGCCAAGAGCTGCCGAAACAGATCCAATCGCAGACATACCTATTTTTCCAAAAGCACCAGCCACTGCGCTCACATTATTAAGTGCTTGACCAACACTCGTAGGAGCTGACTTAAGGAAGCCGTCCGCTGTACTACCCACTTCTTGAACAGAGCTGCTGAACGTTTTGCTAAACTGATCAGAAAGCGTTGTGGTAGATTTATAGTTATCTTGCTCTGTACGTATGGGCATAAATATTTTCTATGAGTTATAAAGGTTTTTTTAAGCCAAAGAATCCGGCCAAATACAAAGGTAATCCTAGTAACGTTATTTATCGTAGCGGATGGGAGCTTAAGCTTATGGCTTATCTAGACGCACACCCTGACGTTATTCAATGGTCAAGTGAAGAGTTCTGCATTCCGTACAAATCTCCTATTGATGGAAAAATACATCGATATTTTCCAGATTTTTTTGTAAAGAAGAAGAATCCTGAGGGTGTTATTGAATCTATAGTAATAGAGGTTAAACCGCTTAAGCAGGTTCAAGCGCCAAAACTGCAATCAAAGCCTACAAAAAAATATTTAAACGAGGTAAAGACATACGGTATCAATACAGCTAAGTGGGAAGCTGCCAAAGACTTCTGTGAGTCAAGAAAATGGAAGTTTATGATTATGACAGAAAAAGAACTAGGAATTAAGTAATGGCAATATTATTTTCAGATTATATAAAAGAAAAAATAGATAGCAGCAAAGTGCTCGATGCCACCGATTGGCTAAGAGAGCAATCATACAGTATTGATCCTAGGCGTATTGATACTCAAAATATTATTAGAAAAAATTCAACCGTTGCAGAAAATCGTGTGAGATTAGGACATCTTTACTTGTTTAAATATGATCCAAAACTAAAGCAAGAGCTTCCTTATTATGATACCTTCCCTGTTATTTTTATCATTAATATTATTAAGGGAGGATTTATAGGCCTCAACATGCACTATCTTCCATATGAATATAGAGCAAAGCTAATGGATATGCTTTATGACTATGTTACTGGTGAGGAGAACATGCAAAGATTAAAGATAACATATAACGTTCTATCAAATACATCAAAATTAAGATATTACAAGCCCTGTTTGAAACACTATCTAAATAGTCAAGTTAAGTCCAGATTTATTCACATATCTCCTGAAGAGTGGGAAAAAGCTTTATTTTTACCGCTAAGAAGATTTAAAAAAGCTTTAGAATCTGAAGTTCATAGAGATAGTGTCAAACAAATTAGAAGGTCGGCTCAGAGAGGAAATGTTAAATGACCGCGATTAATGCAATCAACAGTGCTATTTCAAAAACAAGAGATGCTGTTGGATCAGCTGCAGCAATAGGAGATGCAGTTAGCAATCTACCTGGTGTTCCTGATGGACTTAGAAACGCTATCGGGTCATTATTTGGAACAGGAAGAGGATTAGCACCGAGTCAAAATAGAAGAGACTTAAATAACTTCCTAGGTACTGCTTCAAAGTTAAAAGGATTTGCCAGACCCTCTCAATTTTATATTGAAATAGCTCCTCCGTATATGATGAGGGCTGATGGAGAAGATGCTAGAACTTTAGCCTTTCTCTGTGAATCAGCTAACTTACCAGGTGTATCTTTCGCTACATCAGAAATAAGAAGATATGGTTATGGTCCCGTAGAGAGAAAGCCTTACGCACCTATTTTTGTTGATACAACAATGACGTTTTTAACGGACGCTTCAGGATTAGTTCAAAAGTTCTTTTATAAGTGGATGAACGGCATTATTAAATTTGATGAGCCGGTTTATGGTGCTGTAGGACAGGCCGGTGATTTTCAGCTTAATCCTTTTGAAGTTAACTATAAAGATCAGTACATGACAGACATTCTGGTTACTACTGTAGATGAAGCTAATAACGATATAATAAACGTAAGATTTAAAGAGGCATATCCTATTTTTATGGGTGATGTAAATCTAGGATGGGCCGATACTGATTCAATAAGCCGTCTTCCAATAACATTTACTTTCTTTAACTGGAAAATTGAGCGCATTAATATTAATCAAATACAAGAAAGAAGATCACCTGGCGCGTTACAGAGCTTGTTAAAAGTAGGAACAGCAGTACAAACTCTTGCAGCTCTTAGAAAACCTAATAATGTTGCTGACGTAATTAATGTAGTTAATAATGCAAAAATCGCAATTGGCGGACTTATATAATTAAGGAGATATAAAATGGCTTTACCAAAGATTAATCATCCAACCTTTGAGGTGACTTTACCATCAAGCAAAGATAAGATAGTAGTTAGACCGTTTTTAGTAAAAGAAGAAAAAATTTTATTAATGGCAATGCAAGGTGAAGATTCAGATGAGATTATTAATTCTATAAAACAGGTAATTAATAATTGTATTATTACTGAAGGTGTAGATATAGACAAGCTTGCAACTTTTGATTTAGAATACTTATTTTTAAAAATAAGAGCACGTTCGGTTAATAACGTTATTAAGTTAACCTACAAAGATTTAGAGGATGAGCTGAAATACGATGTTGAGGTTAACTTAGATGAGGTAGAAGTAAAGTTTGATCCTGCTCACACAAATAAAATAGAAGTTACTGACAGACTTGGCTTCTACCTAGCATACCCTCATGCAGGAATGTCTGAGAAGATTAGCAACACAGATAGTGAAGCAGATCTATTTTTTGATATTCTTAAAAACTGTATCGATAAGATTTATGATGGGGATAATGTTTACATGGCAAGCGACTCTTCAAGTGAAGAGCTTGAAGAGTTTTTACAGAACTTAGATGTTAAATCGTTTAAAAAGATTCAAGACTTCTTTCAAACAATGCCTAGACTATACCACGAGATAAAGTACACGAACAGTCTTGGCAATGAAAGAACAATAAAACTTTCCTCGTTAAATGATTTTTTTATGTTGGGCTGAGTCATAATAACCTAAGCAATTATTATTCTTTAATTTTTAGTTTGGCTCAGCACCACAAGTGGTCAGTAACAGAAATAGAAAATATGATTCCATTTGAGAGAGACCTTTATGTTGAATTGCTTCGTGATTATTTGGAAAGAGAACAAGAACGCATTAAGGCTAGAAAACAACGATAATGGTATCAGTAAGAAAAAAAGCTAGAGATAAACAAAAGCAAGATGCTATTAAAGAGGCATCTTCTGCTATGTTTGGTAGTGTTGGCTTTTTTCTTAATATTAAAACAGAAGTAAGTAGTATAGAAGAGGGCTCGTTAGAGCTTAAAAAATCAGCTGAAGAGTTAAGTGATCTTCTTGTTAATTATTTAAGTGAGGAAGAGCCCCCTCCTCTTCCAGATGCAGTGCCTGAAGATCGTATGCCAGGGATTGCAGCAACAGCAAAGAAACAAGCTTTTGATCTTGCCAAGCTTGGATTAATTCTTCCTTTTTTAATTAATAAAGAATCAAGAGAATATCTTGCTAATTTTATTTCCGGTCTTATCGGCCAAGAGGCTCTAGGAGCTATAAAGACTACTCTTGTAGGACTTACAGCCGTACTTACCGGAGTATTTGCTTATAAACTATTTAAACAAATTGGTACTACGATAGAAGCTGTAAAAGAGCTCTCTAGAGTAACTTCAATATTATTTGGTATAACTGATGCTGCCAATGATGACTTAGTAGATGAAAAAACAAAATTAGATAAAGATAAAAAAGAAGTAGATAAAGAAAAGAAAAAGAAGGCTAAAGAGAAAAAAGAGATCGACGAAAAAAAGCGTAACGCAAAAAGCGCTAGAGATGATCTTAAAAAAGAAAAACAGGCATTAAAGGGTAAAGGCAAATTATCAAAATTATTTGCTTTTGCTTCTCGAATAGCTCCTAATGTAGGTAAAAAATTATTAACTGCCATACCTTTTGTAGGAGCTTTTGCTGCGATCGGACTCTTACTTTATGAAATATACGATGAAGCAGTTAACTTTTTTGATGAAGAAGAGCGGACGCCTCCTAAGATAGATGCAGTTAGAGATGATGAGAAGGAGGACGAAAAGACGGTTGCCGAAGGAGTGCAGGCACAAGCAGTAGAGAAAGCACCAATAGCAGCTGCTGTTCCCCCTCTAGTAAAAGAATCTAGACAACAATTATCTAGACAAGTACCTTCCTCCCAACAGGAAGCACAGTCCTCATCGGATGCAGCAGCTGCACAGGCACAATCAATGGCTGCTGCTCCTGCTATGGAAATATTGCCGGGAGATAGTAACTCAGGCGAGGTTGGGGTTGAGGAGGCTGAAAGTGAGGGAGCTCTCGAGCTTCCATCTTTTACAATGCCAAGAACTTTAGATATAGCAGAATCATCTGAAGAAATTATTTTAGAGAAGAAGGACGTTGTTCCGACAATAGTCGTTAATAATATAGATAATAGTACTACAATTGCTAAAACAGAACCTGAAACAACTTCATCAGATGGTAGTTACAGATATTCAACGACGGTAGGTGTATAATGGCTAGAAAAAAGAAAACAACAACGAGCAGACCAGAGCCAGACTACTTAATGTCTCCTGAAGAGCTTAAGTCTAAGCTTGCTAAGGAAGAAGCTGCTGCACGTAAAGAAAAAGAAGCTATTATTGGTCCTGCTGTCTCTGAAAGAGAAGCTCAGGCAATGTCAGTAGCTTCTACTAATAAAATTTTAGGCACAAACGAAGTAGAAAAAGCAAAGTATGATGCTCTTCAAGCCCTAGTAGGGAGCGGCACTGTCGCTAAAATGCTTTTTGACAAGCCTGCTAAAGGAACTACAAGCAAAACTACTACTGGTGCTGCCGATGGTAAAAAAGATGAGGGCAAGGACGTCAAGGAGAGTCTAAGCGCAATTGCTCTTAATCTGAAAGAAGTAGTTAAGTCATTTGGCAAGATGACCGCTACTTTGCAGAATGCAATTGATAAAAAGAATATGGAGGCATATGCTCTAGAAGAGCAACAAGCAGAAGCTGTACCTGTTGAAAAAGAAAGACCGACGCAGACTGGTGCTGAAAAAGGTGAAAAATCTTTTGGTGATCTGTTAAGCGATTTCTTTAAAAACCCTGCAATAATTGCTGCCTTTTCTGGAATAGTATATCTTTTCTTACCAAAAGAAATTAAAGAAAAAATATCTGGATTCTTCTCTGGGTTTGCAGAGGGAGTAAAAGAGACAAGTGGTGAGCTTGATACTTTTAAAACCGCATTGCTGGCTGCTGCGGCTGGTCTAGCGACTTACCTTGGAGCCGGTGTTTTAAAGTCTGTAGCAGAAGGAATAACTACTACAATGTCTTTAATTACCAAAGCAAAAACTGCATTTGGTAAAATGGGTAGAACTGGTAAAATAATTGCGGGTGTTGCGGTAGCCGGTGGTGCAGCGGCGGCAGGTGTTGCAATTGCAAGCACAAAAGAAGATGAAGAAGCACAGGCGAGAAAAGATGAAAGTAGACCAGAAGGTGCACCAGGAGCTACAGCAACAGAAAAGCCATCGGTCGCAGGAAGCGCGCCAGCTCAAAAAGCGGAAAAGAAAAGTGCTGATCTTCCTAAGTCAAGCCCAGGAGGAAAAGACTCTGGAATGAAGGAGTCTGGGGGAGTGCTTGGCTCAGGTCTCAAGCCTCAATCAAAAATGGGATTACAGCTCCCATCAGGTAGTGACGCTGATACGAAGAAAATGATTATACATCATGAGGGCATTAGACATAGACCATATAAAGATTCTTTAGGGCTATGGACTGTTGGTGTCGGACATTTAATTGGTGACGGCAAGTCTTTACCTCCAGAGTATAATAGAGAGTTTACTAACGATGAAGTAATGCAGATGTTTGACAAAGACTTCGAACATCACAAACAGGCTGCAGAAAAGATACCGGGGTATGATAATCTTAATGATAAAGGGCAAGCAGCTTTAGTTGACCTCACATTTAATATGGGACCAGCGTGGTATAAAAAGTGGCCTAATTTTACGCGCAATATAAAAGAAGGTGATACGGAGGGAGCTGCTAAAAGCTTAGAAGATAGCAAGTGGTATACTCAAGTTGGTAGAAGAGCTCCAACCATTGTGTCATTAATCAGACAGGGTGGTGAAGAGAACGGAAGTCAGGGAAGCAATGCTACAACCGGACCTTCTGCTACCCCTACTATGTCAGCTCCACAAGTTGCATCCTTAGAACCACCTAAAGCATCTAGTGGTATGAAAGTGGCAGCAGCATCTGAAAGAAATGAGACTCAGATGACTGGAGGTCAGGGCGGTATTATTAATAACTCTATTAGTAACAATAAGCAGTTTTCAAGTAAAAAGGGACCGGACGCCCCGCCTCCGATCCCTTCGCCTGTTGCTAATAGAGGAACGTTAGATAGTGGTATCCGACATTCCACTTCCTATACTTAATCCTCAGCTAACTTCTTAAAGAAGTCCATATCCTCATCATCATCGTCAACAGTAGTTACTGGAGACTTAAGTGATTTAATGGGAGCCGCTGGTTTAACGTTATCACTTTCATCATACATGCTACTCTCAGCCGTAGTCTGAGGCTTTGGGGACCCGCTGGTTAAACCAATTACACGATCAAATTTAGACTTAAGTTCATCGTACGATTTAAAGTTCTTAGGATCTACAAACTCGGCAAGTGCGTACTCGCGCTTCCATACCTTCTCAAGCTCTTCATCGTTATCCAACAAAGGTGCTGGTGATTCAAATTCGGACTTATCGTAATTACGATAACCTTCTACGTTACGAATCTTCAGCTTAAAGTTAGCACCTTCCCAAAGATCGAAAGGATTTACTGGCTTTTCGTCTTCATACTTTGGCTCCATTGCATCTTTAAGCTTTTCAAAGATCTTTTTGCCGTATTTAAAGAGGAAAACTTTACCTTCGTTTTCTGGGTGTGCAGGATCTTTTACAACATAAATGTTGCTGTAGTATGACAGTCTACGTTTTTGTTTACGCACTTGTTCTTTATTTTGTTCAATACCTGAGTTCCAGAGCTGGGTATTATATTCTGAAACCGGATCTTTTTGACCGATGGTAGTGAGCGATTTCTCAATATACCAGCCACCAGGACCCTGAAAGCCGTGATCCCATACTCTTGCGAACGGAACATCTTCGCCGTTTGGTGCAGGTAGAAATCTAATAACAGCATAACCGTTACCAGCTTTATCTACTTCTGGCTTCCAAAAGCGATCATCATCCTGAGATGCTGTAGTAGTATTAAGTTTATTGAATTCGTTGCTTAGATTTGCGAAAACCGATTGACGGTTCTTTTTGAGGGAACTAAAGTCCATGTAATGCTCCTTATTAACGTTGTATGCGATGTATATTCTTATCCACTTTGTACATAATGATAAGAGTATTTATATTAACTGCCTTCATTAAATTTATCAAGTACTGCTAGTTTATACTTCTGTATGTCGACGGTAAAGAACGGCCTATACTTCTTAAGTTTCTGATACTCTGTTGGCCATACGATTTTATCCTCTATTTTTCTATTCCATAGCTTAAGAAATCCTAGCAGATCATCTAATATTAAAAGCGTCTCAGGGGATATTTCTTTACGTAAATACAGCTTTAAGAGCTTAGGATGTTGCCCGTCTATGACTATGAAGTTAGAGTTAAAATCATCATCTAATTTATCGAGGTCAGATTTAAAAATGTATGATAGACTCTCAATTCGTTTCTTCCAGTTAAGATACGTTTTTTCGGCTACCTGCTCATTTACTAGATCACCTACCCAGCAGTCAGTAACTAAAAAATTAGCAACTAAAAAATTAGTACAGTCTTTATGTTTTGAAAGCTTATGAAAGAAGTACTTGTCACTGCGCTTATCAAAGGTTGTTCTGCTAGCTCTCGTTCTACCATTATACTTAAAAAAATCGTAGTACTTAGAATTAAAATGATTCTTTAATGCAATATAAGTTTTATACGCGTTAAAAGCGTCCATTTTTAAAAACATATCCCTGCTGCCTAATATAACGCTCACGCATTGTAGAAACTTTACGCATCTCATTTGTCTCATCGATTAAGATCGTAAACCCGATAGCTTCAAAAGCACCTAACCAGTACTCTATTGGCATACAGTTAACGTGATGATGACCTGGTTGTCCAGGTAGTGCATGCGTCATGGCAACATACTTGCAGTGCTTGAATGTCTCAAGAAAGTGCTGCATGTATTTTTTCTCTACGTGCTCTACAAATTCTACGGACCAGGCAAGATCATATGTCTCTGATGGAATATAGGGCCCTGTTGCATAGTCATGAATAGTAATAAGCTTTGATACTTCCGGGTCACGTTCTACTTTATCGTCCCCATCAACTCCGAGCACTTTCAAGCCCTTACTGTGTGCCAATTCTACCATGCCTCCGGGTCCGCACCCCACATCAAGCATTGACTTAATGTCTAGCGTCTTCATTAGATAGGTTAACGCCCCATCATCTACGTGAGTCTCTCCTTCGTGTCCTCCTAGATGCGAGGGCAGGTCATCTGGGTGCTTGTAAGCCTCAGGTACGTCAAAATTATATTCTACTAACGGTTCACTCATATCGGTAACTTTCCACTTTTTGGTAAATAATTTTGATTTTCAGCCTCGAACTGAATCTTAGCTTTCATTTTTGCGCTACCCTTAATAAGAGCAGCTGCTGTCTCAATCTCAACATCATTAACACTACAATAATACATGACTGCTTCAATATAATCCATCTTTTTTTCTTCTACCAGCTTATCAATTTCATGCATGAACTGAGTAGGAGATTTTATGGAATTTATCTCAACATCATCAATTTGTAGTAGGTAAGATTTTTTATCGTTATCTTCTATCATTTAAAAACAACTATACCAAGTAATACTGCTTGAATGAAGAAGCCTAGCCCGTTAGTAACAATATTAAGCATATCTCTCTTAATTAATGCTCTAACGAAAAATAGTAATAAACCTGACCAAATAAAGAAAATAACATCTAAAGATGGTAGCTTATCTGATATTGCAAAAATAAGTCCTAAAAGAGAAGGAATGGTTGCTGCATGAATAAGCATCGTGCCTAACCAGCCAACCCCTTCAGCAGACAAGTGGGATATTTTTTGACTTAGGTTTGTTTTCTGGGATCGGAACCAATCTTGAATTTTATTCAAATTAATTTTAGGTTCTTTTTTCTTTATAGAAGATGTGTCTTCCAATTTTTCCTATCCTTTCTTTCTTCCACTTCGGATCAACATAATCAGCATGGTAATAGAGCGCGTCTTTAAATCCATCTAATCTATAGTTCTCAAGAAGAACTTTTTTAGCAACGGCTTCACTTTCCATGTACAGTTTAGGATGTACTGATTTAGTGATGTGATTAGTTTCACAAAACCAGCTAAACTGGCAAACAACCTTAGAGTAAATTACATTTTTTTGATACACTACTGCACAAATATCTTCAGGGAATCTCCCGTCATTTACTCTGTTTATAGTTACTTGAGCTACTGCAACTTTACCTTCAAAAGGTTCATGAGCAGCTTCCCAGTAAATATTCTTTGCCAAGCATTCTACCTGTCTCATTCTGTCAGATGCTGTATAGTGAACAGGTATACCGCTTAAAAGTGTGTGCTTGTAAAGCTTATAATTAAATACTGCACCAACGACGCCAACAACCATTGCTGCACAGATTAAAAACAATGTTAAATTAGTTGTCGACTTAAAGCTGTTATCTAAAGATCTCTGTTGGACCTTGAGCATAATGCTCCTCCTTATTCTTCAGCTTAAAGCGTAAGTGATTAGTTATATATTATACCGGAATCCTTAGCGGATAGTTGCACTAATCACTACTGCGTTAGGGTCTTGGAGCACTTTCTCTACTTTTTTCTTAACTTCTTCGTCTTTAATCGTGTTATAAAGCATCTTTGACTTATCAACCTCAGCTACAGGACGCACTTTAATTTGATCGTCAGCATCTGATGTCTTATCTAATTCCTTCAGTCTATCTTCTCGTGACTTAGAGTTGTCTTTTGTCGTCAGTCGGCGTGCTTCATTTTGATTAATTTTAAGCATTACGAATGCTCGAAAGTGATCTCCTTCGCGAATAACTGCTACATGCTCGCGAGTGAAAAAGCTTAGCTCTTGATTAACACGAACCTTAGACACACGATCAATCTCACGCTGCACATCTTTAACACCATGACCAGATTCAAGCGATGTCTCACGCGTTAAACTATCAACCTTAGTTCCAAGCCTCTCAGCTAATTGCACCTTGGCATTAAGAGTAGCCTTATCAATTGCAAATTGCATGTCCTTACTTACATCTGTAGCAGTGACTGTAATGGCCCCCTCAACTGGTTTTTGTAAGAACCATTCTGGGATATGATTCACTTTACTTTTTGGAATCTCAACCATTTTATTATCGTCGGCGCCTCCTAGCCCTATAGTAGAACAGCCAGCGGTAATAAGTCCTAAAGCACAAGCCATAATATAGGTCATAATCATTTTCATAGTCATTTCCGTTTAATTAAAATGTTGTAAGTAATAGTCTTTCTAGAATGTATGGGAATAGAATTAATTGCTTCGTGTAGCATATGATGATCTAATGCAAGTCTATCAAAGTCGATACGATGCTTGGTAAAAAGAAAAATAATTTTTTCCTCATCTCTCCTTTGGTTTCTATCTAGTTCTGTTACGTACCTTAACCCAAGGCCAGGGAACTCAAAGTCTTCATCAAACTTATTGTTTTCATAATAGCCTGAAGGGAATAAAAACTCAACCCCCTTACGGTGAACGTTAAACATATAGAAGTAGACAGGTTCGTTTATGCTTATTCTAAAGTTTAACGGTTCGTTTTCAAAGTAGATATTCTTACCTGACACCCCTACCTGTAAAGGTCTAGGAGATTCCTCAAGATCAGCAACCAAAATTACCTTACAGATACTATTTTCTATTACTTCCTTCCGTGACACAATCTTTTTTATCGTGCCTGCAGTAGTATAGTCATGTTCTTTATAGTAATTACAGTAACTATAATCTTTAGTATCGTAGCAGAAGTTTTTCTTTTCTACTGTAAATTGTTTACCGCTGTGCTTATCTAGGGCGTGCTTGATAGCTTTTTGTTCAGCTAATAAGCACGCATTGGTAGAGTTATACTTGTCATTGATAGTAGTCTCACCAATACCAGTTTCAAGCCCTGCGGCAGCTGGTAGCGCTATACCTAAACTACAAGCTACCGCCGATCTTAGTAATAACTTGTTCAATCCTAGATCTCCAGTACAGGGGTACATATAGTCTGAGTACCTTTAAAAATTTTACTAATTCTCTAGCATCCAATTATAAACTAAGATCTTTCTTTACTAGGTAAATATAAGTGTAAGCGTTTTGTTTTGTAATTCCTAGTTCTTTTTGTACCATGTCGATTACGGCTTTCTCACCTTTGTCTTTATGCTCAAGATATATGTCACGTGCTATTGAGCGTTTACTAGGGCCTTTTTTAAGGCTTACGTCTTCGCTGTCTTGATCATTCGTCTTAAAATAAGATGAGCCAATTAGGTCAGTTATACGCTCAACCCGCTCGTTCGATTTTTTAATAATTTCTTCAATGTTAGGATTCATATTATGGAGGGCTTGTAAAACGGTAGTCATTGCAAATACATAGGCGGTTTTTCTATTGTCGATAGGACTGATACCCACCTTTGCGATAATGGCATTTGCTGCTTTGAGAGGGCTTGATTGACTGTCAAGATACTCTCTTACTACTTGAACAGCCTGGGTTTCTGTAAACCCCGGTTTAATTTTAAGCTTTGATAATATTTCACTATTAACGCTCATGTTCACCTCATCATTTAACATACATCTATTATATACGATGAGAGTAATTACATCAACTTTTTACTGTAGTTACGGAATATTTCCGTTACTTTGTCTTTATAGTAATTAGGGTTTTTAACGAAATACTGCAGATTATCATCTTCTACCGCAACGAGAACTATAATATACGGAATATTAACTTTATACATCTCCTCAACCATCATTGCGTAAGCGGTTAGTTGTAAGAAGTAACCCTCTATCCATTCTTCCTTTTTAGGTTTGGAGGAAGTCTTGTAATCGACGATAGAATAACAATCGTGCATCCTGCAAACTAGATCACATCTACCTGCTGTTTGCAAAAAATCAGAATACAAAGGTATTTCTATTCCGTATACTTTTGTTAGGTAGTTATCAAGATAAGGTTGAATTTGCTTGAATAGTGAAATACTGCTAGGCATTGAACCTTTTAAAAAATCATCTTTATTTAAGACATAATCTTCGCAAAGCTTATGAACCTTAGTCCCTCTTGAAGCAGCTGCTTTAGTAATTTTATCTGCCTCATCGTTGCCTACTTTAGCTCTCCATTCGTTAAGACCTTTTTTGTCTAAGCTATTACTAATAACGGTTGTTACGGAAGGATAGGATTTACCGCTTGGTGTAAGGTAGTGTCTTTTGCCATCGATGTAATTTTCCTTGAGCTCAATCTGCTCGAACAGCTCATGCTTAAACTTTTTGTTCATTGGTATCTTCGTATTTTATTTTAGCTAAAATATAATCCTTAACTAAACTTGATCTTACAATGTCTTCTACCGTAAATTCAATTCTAGTAAATGCGCTCATATGATAGGCTATATCAAAAAATTTTAGTAATCCAGACTTATCGTTATTCTTTCTCAAGTCAGTTTGTCTATAGTCACCACACCAAATAATTTTAGATCTGTGACCGACACGAGTCATAACGGTATCAATCTCTTCAAAATTCATATTTTGCACTTCATCAACTATAATGATTGCATCATCAAATGACATACCTCTAATAAAAGAGGTTGATATAAACTCAATGTATCCTTGCTCGTCAAGTCTTTGATAGGCGTCTTTTCTACCAAACAATGTTTCACATATCTGTCTGTAAGGCTGTTGATAAATCTCCATTTTTTCCCCTACGTCACCAGGAAGATGACCAATCTCTCTAGATTGTACTGCTGACCTTACTATAATAATTTTATTAAAAGGATTTGACTTATCAAGTACTTCTTCTAATGCCTTATAAAGGGCTATAAATGTTTTTCCTGTTCCTGCAACTCCATGTAAAGCAACAAAATAGTCACCTCTTTTATAGGCTTCAAAAAATAGTTTCTGATTTTCTGTTAGTGGGGTAAATGTCTTAAGATTGTCTAATTTTATCTTTAGTGTAGAAGGGGAGGGTGCTCTTTCAGCAATATCGTTGGAGGTTGATGTCTGTTGATTGTTGCTTGATCGTTTGGCCATGGGTGCCTTTAAAAGTCGTTGATAGTGCTTCTCCTGTGCTTGCTTTTCATATTCTTTAAAAGGTCTCGAAAACCAGCGGCTGGTTTTACCAAACCTAGTCTTGCAGGATCACTTAGCCCAGGGGAACCCGTAATGTGCATTTCCAGATGAGGATTTGCTGCTTTGAATTCATCAAGTTGAGATATTCTCATAACATGATCGATAATTTCACCGGTGTTAATATCTCTAAAAGAATAAGTTGGCATATTATTTTCTATTCTTATTCTGCTCTTTAATTTTCTCAATTAACTTTTTTTCGTGCTCACGTCTTTTACGCCATATTTTATTAGTAAGCGTGACTAAAATTGTTTCTATTTTACCCATAACAGGGTTAGTCCAAAACCATCCCATTAATATCTCCTAGATAGTATCTTCATAATTTAAGATCTTTTTAACATCTTTTGTTTTAAGAATGTTGTCTAGAGATCTTAATTTTTTATTATTAAAATTAGATTTGCGCTTTTTAACGTAATGAGCGCTGTCGTCAGTTTCGTATGATTTTTTAAACTTTTTAAGTGTTTTACTCATTTTAAAAAAGATCAGGGAAAGCTTTTTTTACAATGTCTGCGGTAATGCCTTTGAAGGGAAGTTTCTTATCTTTCATTGCTACTATGAGAACAGCATCATCTTTGTCAATTCCTTCAATGAACTGAATGAACAGCATTTCTCTTTTCATCTTCTTTAAGCTAGGATTACCGTCTTTAGTAAATAGATAGAGCTTACGGACTTCTGAGTATAATCTACCTTCTTGATCAAGGTACTCACAGGGCTTATACGGGGGAGCACCGTCCGGGAGATCAAACTCTATAGCAGGATCGAAAGCATATTTGAGTATTTGCTTAACTACAGGGATGCCATTTTTTTGTAGTCGCTCAACTCTTTCGTTAACGCTTTTTGGTTCCGCACACTCTTTAAGGATGTTGTAAATGGATTTTTTCATTAAAACTCATTTATGTGTTCAATTAAAAATTTCATCTTATTATTTATCATATAGTTAAAGATTTTATCTCTGGGCTTATTTTCTTGATCATGATACTCAGCTATAATTGATGCTCTTACAGATTCTGGAATGCTATTAAGATCAATTAATTTTTTATTACGTTCCCAATTAGTTCCTACTGAAGCGTCGCTTTGAAGTTCAATTTCTGTTAGTCCCATAAATGTAGAAAGTTTTTTAGAACTAATAGGTTTTTGTCTTGTACCAGTAGCTATGCTATCATCAGCTGATAAAATATTTGGTATACCGTCGCCTCGATCGCCTTTAATAATTAATTCTTTTAAATATTTTTCCGGATCTGTTTCAGTTATAAACTTCTTATTAATTGGATCATATTGAGTAACGTTGACATATCTATGAAGCTGTCTAAAGTCTTTATCACCGGACAGAATAATTATTTTATTAGTCTGTAAAAAGCTTCCATAGGAAAATACAAGCGTGGCGATAACATCATCTGCTTCTGCGCCTTCGACTTGAATAACTCTATATGGAAAGTACTCTTTGAGCTCTAACTTTATTTTGTTGAGAGTATTGAAAATGCTTGACCAGTCTAGTTCAGACTCATCTCTAGACTTTTTTCTATTTGCTTTATAATACGGAAAGATATCTCTTCGCCACAGTTTTTTATCATCACAGGCTACTACAAGCTCGCCGTAATCATTGAACTTAGACTTAAGTGCACGAATAGAATTTAAGACCATGTGACGAAACAGGCCCTCGTCTATTTTTGTATCAGTATGATTGCCAATCTGCGACATAAAGTTTGCAATCATTACTTGGTTTAAGTCAAGTAAAATCATTTAATTATTCTACATTTTAACGTTTTCTAAATCAACATTAGTATGTATCGTTCGAATGTGCTGGGCTAAGATGTGCATTAGAATTTGGTGACAGTCTTCAACAATTCCGTAATTATTAATTGGAATATGTAAGTTAACGTCTGACAATAGTTTCGCTTGCCCGCCATCAAATCCAGTAAATGAAATTGTTTTAAGGTTAAGCGCCTGAGCTGTTTGTAGTGCGTTAAGTATATTTGGGGAGTTACCGCTGCTGGAAATACAAATAAGCACATCATTCTTATTTGCTAAAGCACGTAATTGATAAGAGAATATTTCGTCATAACCAAAGTCATTAGCAATAGCTGTAATTAAAGACATATTGCTCGGCAAAGAATGTACTCTTGGAAAAAACTTTGTATTAGAGGCAATTCCTTTAGAATGGTCGCATGATAGATGCTCAGAAATAGCTGCTGAACCTCCATTTCCACAAACAAAAATATTTTTATTTTCTTTCAATGCGCGCTCAATTTCATATAGAGCAGTTTCAAGCACTTCGTTGCTTATACTGTCTAACCCTAAATTTAATTCATTAATATATTTTGTTTTAAATTTATCGATCATTCAAAACTACCTCAGAACCGTTTAACGATATATTAAAGTTATATTCTGCTAGTGGAACAGCGTCCCTAACAGCTTGTTGTTTGCTTGGTGGTACTACAAACATTAAAAATCCTCCGCCGCCCGCTCCAAGAAGCTTACCACCTACTGCACCTGCTCTCATTGCATCTGCGTAGTATGTGTCAATTGTCTCATTCGATATACCCCGTGTTAACTGACGTTTTAGTGCCCATGTATAATCGAGCATGCTGCCTATTTCTTTAATACTGCCTGATTTAGTAAATACCTTTGAACCATCGAATGCTACGTCAACCATTCTCTTAATAAAATCTTTAGTGCTTTTATCTTCTTTAGATTTTGCAGCTTGATGCTCTAGGATATCGTTTGCTACTCTAGTGATACCAGTATAAAAAAACATTAGATGTGAGTTTAGCTTCTCTATTGTATCTGAACTAATATTAACAGGAATAACCTGCACGTCATTAGAGAAAAACTGTATAAGATTAATGCCTCCGAAAGCAGCAGCGTACTGATCCTGCTTACCTAGTTTTTCATTGCATCTCTCTCTTTCAATAAAGTATGCAGTCTCTGCAAGCTCATACTTAGTTGGTTTTATTCTTTCATACTCACTCAATGCATGACTTAATCCAACAGTATATGAAGACGAGGAGCCGAGACCGGTTCCTTTAGTAGGAATATTACAAAAAGAAGAAATTTCTAAGTTATTTGTAATGTTATGGTGTAGAAGAGTTTCTCTTATCCTGTTATGATTTAAGTATGCAGCTGTATCAACGATTTCAATCTCGTCATAGCATGCTTTTATTCTTTTCTTTGGTGACTCATTAATAGCTATAAACATACTGACGTCAATCGTGGTGGAAAGAACTGCTCCCGGTAAGTCATTGTAAAACTCCGGGAGATCAGATCCTCCTCCAAAAAAGCTAACTCTTAATGGTGTCTTTGTTACGATCATGAATTATAAACAAATTTTTCTGCTGGAATTTTTCTACTTTCTACTTCACTATACTGCCTCTTTAGCTGTGAAAGAGCGTCTGCCCACTGAGAGGTAATTTTATTCCAATTATATCTAGTATCAGCGTACGCTTTAACAAATCTTAAATACCCTTTTAGATCATCATTATCTCTAACAAGATTAATTGCTGTATCTAGTGTTTGCATGAATATAGCTGCATGGGTATTAATATCGGCATCCGTCTGATACATAAATGTTAGATTGCCTGACGTATCGGTAAGTCCTCCGAGGTTAGGGTGGACACAAAGTGCTCCTGCCGACATTGCCTCAATCAGACTTCTACTATTGCACTCCATCCATATTGATGGATACGCAAATATATCCGCTTTAGCAACATACTCACGAACAACCTCGTTAGGCTGAAATCCGTGATAGGTCATTTGCGGATGATTTCTAATTTTATCGTATAAGGGCTCAAATTTCTTATCTGCATCTTCCCAACCATAAATTTTAAAGCTAGAGAATACATGTAGATGTACATCTTTATGTTTCTTTGCAAGCTCTTCGAAAACAGGAACTAAGAGCTCTAATCCTCGCTGAGGGGTAGATGTATAAACAAGGTTGATTTGCTCGGGATCTTTGCTATCAAAGACATCACTTGAAAATGGATCAATAGGTGTGTCGATTACAATATGATCCTTTGAAGGGGGTATGCCAAGATAATCTTTGTATCTGTTATACTGCCAGTTGCCGCAGAATACAATCTTATGAAACTTGTTTCTACTATTTTCATCTTTTAGATGATTAGTCTCAGGATCTTCAGGTAAGTCGTGTAGCCAATATACTCTGATTTTTTCATCATCAAGCTCACGAACTCTTGAGCATATAATTTGAAATTCATCAGCAAGCCCTTCAGGTAAACGTTTAGCTAACTCACGCTTAACACTTTCTGTACCACCTTGACTATTTTTACTAATTTCATTTTCATCAAACGGCATTATTATTTCTCCTGTACCATTTCCAAGCACTATCAATAATATTATCTATATTGCTGTGATTGTATTTAAAGTTTGTTTGTTTAATAAATTTTGTAGGGTCAGCTACCAGAAACTCCGGGTCGCCTTCTCTGATATTATCATGAATAGCATTTAGTTTAACATTAGTAATGCTACAGAACTTATTAAATAGCTGCTTAACTGATGTTCCTGTTTTAGTGCCTAAGTTAAACGTATGCGCACCGGGGACTGCTGTTACATAATCTAAAGCGGTGAAGTGCGCTTCACATACATCTAATACATGAATATAGTCTCTTACGCATGTTCCATCAATGGTTTGATACTTGTTGCCAAATATTTTAAATGTAAGGTTAGTTGATGCACTATTACAAAGTTTTTGTAATATATGTCCTGAGTCTAGATGATCACCAACATCATCATATGCCCCGGCAACATTAAAGTATCTAAATGATACTGACGGAATTTGATTGCATGTCCATATATCTTCTAGGTATTGTTCACACATAAGCTTACTCTTACCGTAAGCCGTAAATGGTAATAGCTGGGAATCCTCGATACAAGGAATATCTCTGGCACCGTAAACAGCTGCGGTAGAAGAAAAAATAATCGGGCCTTTCCATCCCATTAATATTAGATTATCTAATAGCTTAGATGTCGCGCCAATATTATTATGGTAATAGAGGGAAGGTCTTACAGTGCTATGTGACACATCAGCAGATGCTGCAAGATGAAATACAGCATCTACTTTGAGATTGCTTGCTTCATACGCAACAGAGTTTCTAACAATGCTGTCATGTACGAACTCATCATAGTAGTCATGATTAGGAATATTAACATCGGCACCAATAACAAAATGTCCTCGCTCCTGTGCTACTTTACTAAGCACAGAACCAATGTACCCGGCGTTACCGGTTATAAGCAGTCTCAATTCGTTTCCTCAATTCAGAAGTACTAAACCCGTGGTCTCGATTATTAAAAAATAATTCTATATTACTATCTAGGCAGTATTGTTTAGCGGTAAAATCACGTCCGTGATAATCTGCACCGACAAACCTAACGTTAGGTTTAATAGAACGAAGTATCTCTTCAATCTCAGCTTCGTACACATAAGGTATTACCTCGCTAATGTACTTGCATGAATTAAGTTGTACGTAGCGTTCAAACAGGCTCTGAACTGGTTTATTCTTTTCTTTTCTTTCAATAGAGGGATCAGCTTGTAACCCTACGATTAGGTAGTCACAATTCTGTCTGCACTCGCCAAACATAAGGTTGTGACCTGCGTGACAAAGATCAAATGCACCAAATGTGATTCCTACTTTCATAGGCCAAACTCCACAGCTCTTACGCTATCAAAACGAAACGACCTCCAAGCTTTTAAATCTAAGTCAAAAACTGGGCATACATCTGGATTAGATTCTTTCACACGATCTGTTTTCTTTTCATAATCTTCTGTCAGATCAGATTTGAGTGTGCAGTTCATAACTCTTTCAGTTCCGTCTTTTTTAAGAAAGGTTATTTTAGTAGGACCTGTAACGAGGGCGCTAATAATTTTTTGGCGTTCTTCTGGACTATTAAAACGATTTTCCATAATAATTTCCATAAACAAAAAGAGGGGCCGAAGCCCCTCCTGTTACTCATACTAATGCTTAAGCTGCAGCTCCAGCAAGTGCACGATACCCGGCAGCAATAACTTTGCGCGAAGGGGTACCAAGACGATACTTGTTTACAACACGACCTTTAGTATCAACATGACGGTTGTTGTAAATGGGCAAGCCATCTTCCATACGGAGAGCGGATACTACCTTGGAGGGAGAAGCAATACCGAACTGCGAGGTAATTTGCTTGGCAGACATTTCACGGCCTTCGAAAAAAGCTTTACGAAGTTTTTCTTTTTGAGTCATCATTTTACTTCCTTTCATATTTAAGTTAGTGCCTAATTGGCCTATTCAATATAATATTTACTTCAAAAAAAATCAAGCCTGGTCAGCTTCTTTTTGACCTTTAGGAACAATCCTTACCGATTGTTCCTCAAATAACTGAGACATAATCATATGTCTATGAAAGTGTGATCTACTTTCACGGGTAGGAAAAGGAAATGCTGCAAGCATTCGCTTGGTAGTTTTTTTCATTTTAAAGGAACTAGTAGGTTTCATTTTTGTAACGAGTATGCCTCTTTGGTTAATTTAACAACATTACCTTTATCGTTACGAACGACAAAGTATGATTTACCGTCGATCTCTTCTTCGTTAATAAGATCACCGAGAATAATTTCGCTATTTAAACGATTTTTAAATCTTAATCCTCTTTTAATACTATATTGAGGTCGCTTAGGTTTTTTCATAGAGTAGGCCTGCTTTGCAAACGTAATAACTATCAATAATATCCGATACTGGATTTGACGCCGATGAAGATAATTGTAATCTTTTACGTATATCAAATCCAGTCTCGTTAAGGAAAGCAATCTCCATAGCGGCTTTATTAGAATTTCCTTTACCGGTAGCCTGTTTTTTAACAACAGTAGGAGGAATAGTAGTGTAGGTTATGCCGGATTTCCACAACGTAAATTTTAATATACCGCAATTTTCCGCTATATTAAAAACTCTACCTGTAGATGAAAAAGAATAGTCTTCGATGAATATATGCTCGGGGTTCTCTTCATATATTATATGTACTATCCATCTGGTGATGTTATAGTATCTTTCCATATCACTATTATAATCATCAACTAGTGTGCCGTGAAGAGGAGAAAAATTACCTTCTAATTTTTTATTACTTGTAAGGTAATAAAACTTGCATTCGTTGAAGTTTAATTCGTCACCGTTGAAAAAGCAACAAGCTGGGCTTGTTAAAGATAAATCAATGCCTATAATCTTCATCTTCTAGATCATCTAAATCATCCTCTTCCTCTTCGTGCTCTATCTCGCTTCCGCAGTAAGGACAAAAAGAGATTGGTTCGTCGATGTCAAAAGATGGTTGAACAGTAAACTCTGCTCCGCATTCGTAACAGTTTAAAATGTCTGACATATCTACTCCGTCTTAAAAGTTTGTACATTTGCTTTATGTAGCAAATTTATACCGTCTTCAAACCTATAAGGGGTTTTAAAATAAACAGATTTTATTCCTGCTTGTATGATAAGTTTAGAGCACTCTATGCAAGGGGCGTGAGTTATAAAAAGTGTACTGCCTTCTCCGGACCCTCCTTGACGAGCTAACTTAGTAATCGCATTTGCTTCAGCATGGATAACTTCTGGTTTGGTTTGAGACTTGACCCACCCTGCAGTATCTTTATATGCTCCAAATGTGTATCCTTGAGAAACCATCTCTGTATAAGATAGTTCTGTGTTATCAGGTATAAAATCTATTTCTTCACAGCTATTATCCATTCCTTCAGGTGTGCCGTTATAGCCGAACGAAATTATATTTCTGTCTTTAACGATTACGGCTCCAACTTTAAGCCTGGTAGCGTAGGAAAGAGTAGCAGTCTCTTCTGCTACCCTCATAAAAAACTTAATGAACTTTTCTTTCATTAATGGAATTGACCTTCTTCGGTCGATCCCTTCATAGCAGTTGTAGATGAATCTTGCTCAATTGCAGTAGTAACAGCATCAAAATAAGATGTGCCGACTTCACGCTGATGTTTAACTGCTTCAAAACCTTCTTCTTGAGCTTTAAATTCTTGTTCTTGTAATTTAACAAATGCAGACATTCCAGTATCCTTGTATCCTTTTGCGAGACTAAACATACCGTGATTAAGGGAATGAAATCCTGCTAGAGTAATAAACTGAAACTTATATCCCATTGCTCCTAGTTCACGCTGAAACTTAGCAATAGTAGTATCATCCAGATTACGTTTCCAGTTAAAAGAAGGAGAGCAATTATACGCTAGCATTTTTCCTGGAAAATGTTTGTGTATACCCTCTGCAAACTTCTTAGCGTAATCTAAATCGGGCTTACCTGTCTCACACCACACTAAATCAGCATATGGTGCATAAGCAATGCCTCGTGAGAGTGCTTGTTCTAAACCTGGTTTAGTTCTGTAAAACCCTTCAACAGTTCTTTCACCGGTAAGAAACATTCTATCATTTTCATCTATGTCAGAAGTAACCAGATCAGCAGCTTCGGCATCTGTACGAGCAACCAAAATAGTAGGCACACCAAGCACATCACTAGCCAATCGCGCCGCATTGAGCTTATTAACTGCTTCGCGAGTGGGGACAAGGACTTTTCCGCCGAGATGCCCGCATTTCTTTGCTGATGCGAGCTGGTCTTCGAAATGTACTCCTGCTGCTCCTGCACGAATCATTCCTTTCATTAGTTCGTATGCATTAAGCACACCGCCAAAACCAGCTTCAGCATCTGCAACTATAGGAACGAAAAAATCGGTGTCTTGTTTACCTTCCATCCACTGGATTTGATCAGCTCGACGGAATGTATTATTTATTTTATTGACTACAGAGGGAACCGAATCGGCAGGATATAAAGATTGATCGGGATACATTTCTCCTGCAAGATTAGCATCAGCAGCTACCTGCCATCCAGAAAGATATATTGCTTTAAGTCCGGCTTTGGCTTGTTGTAGAGCTTGCATGCCAGTTAACGCACCAAGCGCGTTTACATAATCATCTGTATGTAAGCTATTCCAGAGCTTTTCGGCTGTAAGCTTTGCTAGAGTATTTTCTTCTACTAGTGAGCCTTGTAATTTAATTACATCTAAAGCTGAATAATTTCTTTTAATATTATTCCATCTAGAATTTTCAGCCCATTGTTTTTGTAGTTCATACGCTAGCTTATCATACATTTTTGTCTTCCTTTGTCGTTCTTTCATACATTACTGTATCTGTATCACCTAAAGCCCATTTAGCGTCAGTCTCCACAGACCATTTTTTAGTAGCTACCTTAAAGTCAGGTCGTTTAAGTTCTTTTGGATTACTACTTGGCTCAAATACTAATAATCTGTTGTTTGGCTGTGCAGCAAACTGTCCGTTATCACATTTTATAAAATTATAGGATTTATGATCTTCTATTTCTTCACTAAATCCTGTATCAAGAATATTAAAGTCAGGATGGGCTGAGTCAACTGTGAACATATAGGTTCCAGTCATCCATCCTCCATCCTTAAGCTTAAACTTACATTTCATTGACTGTAATTGTGCTTTCTTAATTACAGTAATGTCATAGGATAAGCAATCCCATAGCTGCAAGTAATCTAGCGGTAAAGGTTCACCTTCAATTGGCTTCCAGCAAAAGGCATGTAGAGGTAGCTTATCATAAAGTGCTGCATATTCGTTTAGATATGCTTCTATACGAAAAGCTTGTCCTCTAAGAGACTTTATTGATATCCACCAGCAGGGTACAAGCTCTCCAAATCCTTTTTCAAAATCATACAAAAACTCTTTTCTTACATAGCAATTAACTGGAGGTAAGTTTGCTACTATGTGTGCCACTACGCCGCCTTACCCCAGACATCATCCCACTTACCGGTTAATGCTCCTTTAGCGTAATCGGTAACTCTATTCTCAAAGAAGTTACCATGAATAGGTGCGTTAATCATTTCTTCAACCCATGGTAACGGATTACGTTTAACCTTAAAAATACCTTTCATACCCATAGAAATTAATCTTCTATCGGCAATGTATCTGATATATTGTTTTACTTGTTCTGGTGTTAGGTTTTCCATTGGTCCTATTTTAAACGCAAGATCAATAAACTTATCTTCTAGTTCAACCATTCTCTCTGCAATGGTGTAGATCTTTGATTTAAGACTGTCGTTCCACACTTCAGGGTTCTCGTTGATAAAGGTCTTAAATAGCTTGAGCATATTTTCGGTGTGCATGGTTTCATCAACAATTGACCAAGTAATAATCTGTCCCATACCTTTCATCTTTCCATGTCTAGGAAAGTTAAGTAACATAATAAACGATGAAAATAATTGCATACCTTCTGTAAAGGCTGAAAACACTGCGATGTGGGTAGCAGTATTTTCTTTTGTAGAATTTTTAGCAGAGATGTCCAGTACATACTCATGCTTTTCTCTCATTTCCTGATACTCTAAAAACTCATTGTACATTGTATCGGGTAGTCCTAGAGTTTCAATTAAGTGTGAGTATGCTGCAATATGTAGTGCTTCCCTTGCGGCAAACCCCATAAGCATCATTCTTACTTCAGGTTGAGGAAAATATGGTAAATAGTTTTTAACGTATCCTCCAGCAACATCGATATCTCCTTGAGTGAAGAATCTAAAAATATTAGTAAGGAATGTTTTTTCTGGTTGAGTTAGTTTTTTGTTCCAGTCTTTTACATCTTCAAGCATTGGTACTTCGGTATGAAGCCAGTGCGACTGTTCGTGCTTTAACCACGCTTCATAAGCCCATGGGTAGGCAAATGGTTTAAAAAATGTTCTCTCGTCTGTTAGTCTCTGTTTTTCTTTTGACATTTATCCCTCGCAAGCTAGACATGCATCTCCGTCAATAAGAGCCTTCATGTCGATTTCTTTGATTACTTCTCTCTCTATTCTTTTTGCAACCTTATCTGCTTTCGCTAATTTTTCTGAACGACAATAGTAAAGAGTTTTCAAGCCTTGTTTCCATGCTTGAAAATGTACTGCGTGAAGATACTTAATGTTTACGTCCGGTCTAAAAAAGAGGTTA